GATAAAGATCTGTGGATGGAAGGTGGTCGAGCAGTTGTAACTGCCAATGAAGATGCTGCAGACGCTATTAAGCTTCATGCAGATGCAGGAACTTCACAGACAATAACCCTTGTTAACGATGCGGGAACTAGTGAGTCTGCTATTGCAATCACTTCAACAGCAGGCGGTGTTGATATTGACGCTGCAGCTGGTAAAGATGTTGCTATAAATGGTGGGCAATTATTACTGACGAGTGCACATGATGTAGCTAGTTCTATCTACATTAGAGCAAATGCCGGTACTAGTGAGACAATCAAGATTCACTCTGACCAGGGAACAGGTGCAGATTCTGTACATGTAGTTTCTGATGTTGGTGGTGTAACAGTCTCTGGTGATACAGATCACGGTGTCATCCTTGGTGATGTAAGTGGTGCTCCAGTCACAATTGGTCACTCTACATCAGAAACCACAGTTTCCGATAACCTTACTGTTGCAGGTAACGCTATAGTTACAGGTGACCTTACAGTTAACGGTACTACAGTAACACTTGACACTGCTAATTTAAATGTCGAAGATCCTTTCATCTTTATGGGTGACGGAGCAAACGCTCTCAACTCTAATTCAGGTGTTGTTTTCGCATCAGGTTCAAATAACGCTGACCGTCCGGATGTTGTCTTTGGTCGTATTGCCAATAACACATGGGCATTAGGTACAGTTGCTGGTACTAGTGGTACACTTACTGATGCAACATCGATGAACCCAGAAATGTCAATTCGTGCTGCTAAGTTTGAGCTTTCTGGCTCTACTGACTATGTAGAGTTTGACGGTACAGATGTTAGAATCATCTCTGCTGCTGATGTTATTGTTGACCCGGGCGGAGGCGAATTAGTGCTTGACGGTAACCTCGTCTCAGCTGCTGATTCAACTGATGCGCTTGGTGCAGATGGTACAGCTTGGGCTAAACTCTACGTTGATGACATTGATCTTAACGGTCAAGGTCGTATCGACTTAGATGAAGATGCTGATACATCAATCCGTTCTGCGGTCGATGATGTAATTAACTTCGAATGTGGTGGTGTAGACATTATGTCATTGGCAGCAGCCGGTCTTCAGATTTCTGACGACAAGGCCTTGGCATTTGGTCTTAATGATGATGCACAGTTCGAGTATGATGAAGATGGCAACGATGTTCTTAACTACTCTGGTGCTAGTATGAGATTCGCTGATGATACCAAGCTTGAATTTGGTGCTGCCGGTGATGCTTCAATTGAGTATGATGAGAACGGAACAGATGTGCTTAGATTTGAGCTTCCTGCTGCAGGCATGACCCTTGGCGGTACAACACCAACATTAACAATTGGTGATGCCGGCGCTGAAGACACATTACTTATCTTTGACGGAAACGCTCAAGATTATCGTATTGGTCTCGATGATGGTACTGACAAGCTAGAGTTTGGTCTTGGTGCTTCTCATGGTTCAACCACATGTTTTACCATTGACTCTAGTCACGTAGCGGACTTCACTGCTGATAAACTCTCTTACGGCGGAACTCTTATTAGTTCAACTGCAACTGAGATTAACTTGCTCGATGGTGGTGTGGCTGTTGGATCTAGCATTACAATTGCTGATACTGACGGGTTTATCATCGACGACGCTGGTACAACCAAGAAGATTCCAGCATCTGACTTAGTGTCATACCTGGCAGGAGAAAACACACGTGTCAAAACTGTCCAGTCTGTTACATCTAGTATTTCTGCTAACGCAGTTTACATTGCAGGTGATTTGAACACTTCAACAGCAGCTAATAATGATGCTATCTTGGATGTTTATGTTAATGGTCAATTGATGACTTCTGGTTCAGCTGCTGCAAGCGGCGACTTCAAAGTTGTTGGTACAGCTACTAACGCACTTCAGTTCTTCTTCGCCCTTGAAGTAGACGATGTTGTTACAATGATTGAGGATTCAAGGTAATAATCTTATCTTACTTTTTGGTCCTGGGCGATTTTATCGCCCAGGCCTTTTCATTTTTGTTTTTTAAATTATAATTTATTCAATGTAACGGAGGGACATTTAAGATGTCAAAAAAAGATTTGTTAGAGAAACTACAAGAAGATTGGCAAAAAGATTGTAGTACGCTTGTAAAAGAAATTGAAAGTATTACAGAACAGTTTAGATGTGTAGATGAAATCAGCACAAATCTTCAAGCACATGTATCTTCTGTTGTGTTTGAAATAAAGAGAGAACCTGTAGTAGAAAATAAGATTAGCAATGCTATAAAAGGATTGACACAAGTTCAACAGTATGTGCAGACAGAAACAATGAAGAGGGCAAATATGATAAATTTTAAAAAAGGTCAACTTGATACATTAAATAACAATATTGAAAAAGTTGAAACTTATAAGCAGCAAGCGACAGAAGAGAAAAAAAGAAAAGAGAGAATTTTAAAAAAAGTAAATGACGGTGTAGACTTTAAAAAGCGCACACTTGGAGAGCGCCCAGAAAAGCTAAAAGATATTAGAAATGTTAAGAGCGAGTCGTCATTAAATGTCAATAAAACTAACAAAGACAGTTAATTTTGGAAGTGGTAAGGGTAGCCTGTCAACAGTCGGATATAGGTTGCTTAATTCAGTAGGCACGTTGAGTGGTTCAAGAACAACCTCAGGAGTTGGTGAAGTACTTGCAGGCTCTGGTATTTATTCTGGCAGTGTTTACCTTACAGAGGCTTTCAGCGGCTCAATATTGTGGGACACAGGCGAAGCTACACCAGCATATGCTTCTGAGGATTATAACGGCCTTGATGAAACCATTGACTTTACAAGGCACATAACAGCAGGCCGCTGGCAAATTGATAAAGATTTATTTGAAATGATCTTCTATAGAGAAGATAATGAGACTGAAATAGCAAGGTATTCATTGAAAGATCGCTCAGGAGATCCTTCCTTTGAAGAGGTCTTTGACCGTGTAAAGAAATAGTTAATTAAATGCTTCCCATATTAACAAGAGGTCTAGGCCCAACATCAAGGCTAGTCGCAGTAGGGTTTGGCCCTGCTCCTGCTACTGAAGCGACTATTAGAAAAAAGCTGGGTGGTTCGAGAGCACGACGCCGTTTTGAAAGTTTAGATAAAAGCAAAAGGTATGAACCCGGAAAAGCACTGTATGACGCTTTCACTGTAGGGGCAGTATTGCTTTCTGTGAATAATAAAAAAGTATCTAATAGTACTAAGATGCTAAAAGTAACAAAAGCTGCATATCACGAAGATATTGACATTCGTGTTATTGATGTAAGAAATTCTAGTTCTAACCCGTTTTATAAAATATTTATTGAATGTACTGGACTAAAGAAGAGGGTATAAAATGAATGAGATAGATTTAGACTTAGATTTAAATAATGAACTTGAATTTAAAATTTCAGTTGAAGGCACAAAGCCTGCACAAGCTTCATGTAGACTCGTTTTTGAAAACTCAAACTTTAATATTTCTTTCCCAGGTAAGATACAAGGTAGTGATCGTGCAATTGTGAGCGTACCTCCGCTTGAGCATATCATTGAAGAGGGGGTTAAAAAAGCTATATTAGAAATGATAGTAGATGATAGAATTTTTAAACCCCTTGAACTGTCTGTAAATTTTAAGAAGTCTATCAAGGTGTTTGCTGAAACTGTGACAAGAGACGAAAGTTTCCAGAAACCAAGCGCGTCAGCTGTGCTTGTTACAAGATCACAACCCAAAGAAAGTATTGTTGAAAACCCGACAAATATACCTAAGGCACAAACTATAGATGAGATTCTAAAGAACATGAAGCCCGACTGGCCTGTTGAGATCGAAAGTGAGTTATCAAGTAGAACACAAAAAATAATTGAGTCTAAGCTATCAAACTTAACAGAAGATGATTTGCGAGATAAAATTAGAACACTACTTATATCTAAGAGGAAACAATAATGGCGTTTATTAATTTAGCTACAGCACTGTACATACTCCTTCTGCTTTTATACTTTGGCTATCATGTTCTTTGTTTGAAAAGAACTCAAGTTATTAATTTGTCTTCAAGGTCTCGAGATGTTAAGCTTGCAATGACTAAGTGTCGAAAGTATCATATTTCTTGCCTCAAGTTTACACCTGTGTGGCCTATTAAGTTAGCAAAAGATTTGCATGATGTTGTAAAAGAGCACTACGAATTACAAGAAAATGAACCTAAAGACAGGTTTTAAGAAAAAGCTTTACAAGTTTCGTTATCTTGAACAAGAGTTCTTAGAGTATGAAGAACTAGATAAGCAGGGAAAAGATGCGTTCATGGCAGACTTGCGTGAGGTTCACGCTAAGATGAACGTTTATGATGCCGCGCTTGATGACCCGTTTAAAGCAACAAGTGAGAAGAGCAGTACTAAAAAAAGTGATACACAGAACAGTGCGCATCAAGAAACGCAAGAACAATCAAAATCTAAAAATAACGAACAGGTTAAGTCTGCTTTCAAAAAGAGTCATGACGCACAAATAAAAAAGCTTTATAGAAAAATTGCAATGAAGCTGCATCCTGATAAATTATCTAAGAGTATACCTGATGAAGAAAAAGATTACCTTATCAAGAAGTTTGAAAAAATAACTGAAGACTATCAGGCTGGAGATTATTCAAGCTTGTTACTTGTTATGGATGAGCTCAATATTATATTAGATAATTACAAGCCTGAGTGGCTTGACATAATTGATCAAAAAATTCTAGAGTTTTCACAAAAAATAATAGTATTGAAAAAAAGCATGTATATTGTGTATGCACAGTCTAGCGACGTTGAGAAGAAAAAAATCTTGAGAGCCTTTATGAAAGAACGGGGATGGACATCAAATTTATCTGCAGTAAAAAAGTCTAGAAAGAAAAACGGTAATCCAGGTAAATCTTTGTCTTGGGCTAGAAAATTAGGCGAAGATAATTGAAAACTTTGTTGAGGCAACGTATTATTATAACAAAATTAAGGAAAAGAATATGACGCAAGCAGCACTTGATGTAATGCGGCAAGATGTCGCTCAAGAATTAAATAAAGCAAGACTAAGATTAGAAACGCTACAACAATCATACAGACTTTTGAATGAATTCATATTTCAAACTGTGTCAACTGCAAAAGCGCAAGAGACAAATGAAGCACGACTTGAAGTGATGACAAACGGGATGCAAGAAATAAAAAAGTATGCAGATCAGGAAGTACAAAAACACACGCATACACTGGGTGTATTGGCAGGAAAATTACAGGGTATCGAAGTTGCTTATGAGATATTAACAATGGAACCTGATGATGAGCTCAATGAAGACGTCGACGGCCCTCTGTTAGATGACGATGAATGAGTTGTATCAATCGATTATACTTGTAACCACATCAGCGCTAATTGTCTTTGTCCTCTTTTTATCTGCAATTATTTTGCAGGCAGAATCACAAATGAAGCGCACAAATAGAAGAGTCCAAAAATTATTAGATGACTACAAAGAGCCCGATGACAAACATTCTAACGTCCTTATATATACGAGAAAAGGCAGAGTAAAAAATGTCAAAGTGGATTCCCCCTAAGTCTCCATACAACCTCATACAAGAACAACTTTGGGAAGATCCGTGGAAGATCTTTGTTGTATGCATATTTTGTAATCTAACAAAACGTGTGCAGGCAGAACCATACTTCTGGGAGTGTATAAAACGATGGCCAGGACCAGAATCAATGTCAAATGCAAACCCAGAAGAGATAGAAAGCATAATTCAACCTTTGGGGTTGTCTAGAAGGCGGTCTAAGACACTTGTTAGAATGTCTAAGGATTACCTGCAAAAAGACTGGCAAGATCATCCAGAAACACTCTATGGGATCGGAAAGTATGGTTCTGATGCGTATAGGATGTTTTGTCTGGGTGACTGGCAAAATATTGATCCAAAGGACAGTGCTTTAAACAACTACCATGACTTTCTTAAGGAAAACTTTGGTAGATATTAAAATAACAGACATAATCTGGTGAAAAAGTGGTTGCAATGTCATAATTAGTTTTGATGCGTACACACGTTTAGCATGGAGAAAACGCAATGAAAATCAAAGATTCAACACTTCGCCAGATTATTAGAGAAGAATACAGCCGTTTAATTAACGAGGAAGAAGAAAAAGAAAAGCCTTTGACAAGAGAACAGGGACTCAAAGGTATTGTTTCAGACAATAAAGGTGCAGGTACATTATCGAGTCAAGGCTCTGCAATGGTTCAGATGTTGATTGATACAGGAAACGCTAGCGCAAAAAATGTTAAGAGTGTGGTTAATGCATACAGCATGGACGTCACTTCTGCTCAAAAGAAAGCAGTCGGCCTCTAATTTAAATCTATTTTAGCTCCACATTTCGTGTAATCGCATAAAGAGTGTGGTATAATGGTAACATGATTAAGATGTTACCATTTTTTCTTTTCGCGTGCACAGAACCTTCAGAATATGATATCAGTGTTGAAAGCTGGTCAAAAGAGACGTCATGGTCTGAGACGACATCTATTGACATTGGTAAACATACAGTCAAGGTGAAGTTCAACGGTTTGACACACACACCTAAGTCAGATATGCAGCATGTGCAACTTGCTTCACGGGCTTTCATGGCAGATGTGTCAGAACGAGGCCTTGAGGAGTGTGTTGATAGAATTCACAGTTTTGAGGTGTTCCACGTCCCTTGTTCAACTATTAATGAAAGTTACAGTGTAGGTGAACTTAAGGACTACCCAATCGACGATGTCAGGGTTCTTGTTGGCCTCACAGCTTCTGAGAAGAGAGGCAGCAACTGGGAGCGATCAGATTGGGACTTTGCAATTGCATACTGTTACGATGACATGGTTAAGCTCTCAAAACGTGTCAATTATGAGACTGATGGCTGGTGGCGTGAACTGGCACTTGCACATGAGGTGTCGCATGTCTGGCAGACAGCTTGTAATCCACTTGATGACGCTTTTTCTCCCGGCAACTCAGAAAAGATTGCTTTTAAGTTTCACGAGTCATATAAAGAAACTGCTCAAAAACTCCATGTAAGCTACTGAATATATCAAAGTAAGTAGATAAATATTAGCTGTTGCTGCGTATATTTAATAGCGTGTAGGAGTGACCGTGAAGATTACAGAGTCATCTTTAAAAAGAATCATTAGAGAAGAGCTTGAGAGATTAGCTGAAGCCCCCGAGCCTAAGACACTATCTGCTTGGTACGATAGTAAAGGGATGAGCCTTCCCTCACTAAAGGCTAGGCGCCGTCTTGCGCAACAACTCGGTTTGGATCCTAAGACTATAGGAACATCAAAAGGAAACACTGCGTTGCTTAACAAGTTAATTCAGGGTGACAAAGAAAAAACTGTGGACTTGAAAGATTTAGCCCCATCCAAGCCAGAAGTTGAAGGACAAGCTGAGACGCTAGAAGACAGAGCTATAAAGATGCTTCAGTTTTATGATACAGCTGTGTATGGCAAGTCACTCGGGCCATTTATTTCTAAATACAACAGCTTGCCCGGCGGACCATTATTCATAAGGGCGGGCGCAAGATTTGCAGGTGATTTAGGTATGTTAGATGAGATGCCAACAAACTTGAAAGGCTTGAAAGCAGTTAGTAGAAGATTTTTACCCGAAACTGGCGACGATTTTGTTGACGAAGCGTTAGTAATAGCTCACAGATTAGTAAAAGATCTTGACTATAACGCGAGAACAGAGTTAGCAAACATGCTCACTCAGGCAATGTCAGGCGGTCACACACCCGATGAGATCAGTGATGCCCTCACCCACCTAGAATATCTGGAAGACCGAGTAAAGAAACAGTTTGTGTCTTATGGCTCCGACTCAGATAGAAAAAAAGCTAGAACTAAAAACAAGCAGCAGAGAGTGTTGATAAAATTGCTTAAGCAAGTCAAGAAGCGAGGGCCATCGGCCGAGGTAATCATTCAGAAACTCAATGAGCAGGATGCGTCTGACCCGTATTTCAGTGACGATGAAGAATTTATGAATCAAGGCGCCACAGACACAGCCGGCGGGCGTAAGCTAATTTCAGGAAACGTACTTAGCAAGTTTATCACTGACAAAAGTACGCCTGCTAAGATTAGTCAAAAATTAAAAGCTTTTTCCAGGCTCCACATGGACGCCACCGGCGCTGCCGACAGCATGCTGGATGGCGCAAGCAGATTGCATGATATGATGAAGAAAGATCCAAAAGCTGCAGAGTATATAAAAGAGTTTGTCTTGTTCAACACAGGCCAGTAGCGCGTGTAAATACGCGTGAAGCGTAGTATAATATAAACATTAGGAGCAGGAATGAAGAACTTGTTTTGTATGTTAGGTTTGCTTTACACAGTCTCTGCTGAGGGTTCAACATCACGTGAATTTGTTGAAGCTGCTAGAGATTATAAGAGCACATGTATTAATAAACTGCTCGATGAGTTGCGAACATCAGGATGTGAAACTATCTTTCGACAAGGGCACGGAGATCAGATCAATGCTTTTGCCTGCGTGAGCACGTTTGAGCAGAACACTGTAACAGACAATAGTTATGTAGCTTACAATCGGTTTTACTGGGCTGGGTATGATGTTAAGTCTGCTGATCAATTTGTGTACTGTCAAGATGACAAGCAGATCATTTATGCCCAGCAGCTTTTTAATAAGAAGACCAAGTAGTTAGTCTTCAAATTTACACAGCCTGGCTACGCCATTAGTAACTGTCACATAGGTTTGATGTGTGACCCAGTCTCCTGAGTTGATGTAGGTCTTTATATGTTGGTCTTCATTAACCCAGATAAGCGCTTCTGGAATGTGTGTGTGACCCATAATAAACACATCTATACGTGGGTTGTGCCTTAGGATATCGATAATAGATCTCAGCTTGTGTTTCTTGATCTGTATCTCTGTCCACCAGCTTGTAAAGTCAAAGCTAAACGAAAACTCTAATACATTTTGCAGGACAGAAAGAAATTTCACAAACAGCTTGTTGTGTATTCGACCTTTGTCATAGGCATCACCATGCTCAATTCTAAATTTTCTACCGTCTTCTTCAAAGTCGTAACGCTTTAAAAACGTGACATTAAAGAAACTCTTCCCAATGAGCCCTAATAAACTCTCGTCATGATTTCCCACGACGTAGATTATACTCTTGTTCTCGTAGTCAATGGCATTTATAATCTCCATACATCGTTCTGTAAAGACGGGAATCTTAATAAAGTCAATTATGTCGCCAGCAAGGACAAGCTCATCATACTCTTCAGTTTGTAGAAACTTTAAGAGTTTATCGCTCTTATAAAATTTAGTACCGATGTGTGTATCAGAGATGATGACTCTTTTCATTTGAACAAACTTATCCTTATAGTATATTATAACTTTAAATATCAAGGTGTTTTGTGTCAAAAAAGGTTTCCACGAAAGAATTGATTAATATGATGTTTAAGAATGAAAATACAGATAATAGAGTACTGTATATAATCAGAAATACTATACAAAAATAGGAGAAAAAAATGGACAATCAAACTAGTTACACACTGTCTGATGATGTTATTGCTCATGTAGCACAACTTTTACAACTCGCAATTCTTACGGGTACAGACATTGTTGATAATCTTCGTATGATTCGACTAACACCGCTTGGTGAAGGTTTAGAAGCACTAAAGCTTGAGTCAGAGTACAAGGAAAATAGCGACAGCAATGTTGAAAAGATGATGGCTGAAGTTCAAAGCTATAAGGAAAACTTTAACCTGCAGGGCTGAAATGGATAAGCTTGATAAAATGTTTGAGTTGAGAGAGTCTTTTATGCTAAGGCTTAAGGAGGCAAACCCAGAAGGTGCTTCTCCGACTTGGCCCATAGACCTACTTGATAAAAGTTCTCAGCAGCATGTTAGAGACATGGCACTGCGAGGCGTCGAAGAGATGTTTGAAGCTTTACAACATCTTAAGAATTGGAAGCCCCATCGGATGACAGAGGTAAGTGAATTTAATACAGATTTATTTCTTGAAGAAGTTGTCGATGCTTTCAATTATTTTTTGTCAGTTTTAGTATTAACTGGATTTTCTGCAGACGATCTATTTCAAGCTTATGAAGATAAGGATTTTGTAATACGGGAGAGAATTGATAATGGCTACTGATGACACATACAAATTAGTGTTTTCACATCTTGAAATTGAAATCCCTAAAAAGTTTGACAAAAAAACGCAGAAAGCATTGAGCGTTTTAGACGTTAAGCGGTATCATGCGCAAATTTTTTCACCAGGAAACAAAGCATCGCTTCATGTAGGCGGACACGATCTTGCTAAGGTTTTAGCTGCTATGAATTATTTACCTGAGAGTAAAGATGACGCTTGAAGACATGTTTAGATGTCAGAGTGATTTTAATAAACTATTTTTTGATTCAGGCGATCTGGCAGATTTGGAAAAAGAAGAAATCACTAAATCTTTGACGTTAGCGTTGCACACAGAAGTTTCTGAGTTAATTAGTGCAATTAATTTTAAAGATCACCGTCAGTCTCGTTCTCAAATAGATAAAGAGAAGATACTGTACGAGTCAATTGACGTATTTCGCTACCTCCTTGCAATACTAAATCTTTGGGATGTAAGATCAGAACAGTTCATCTCTGCATTTGATGATAAAGATTTATTTTTACACACCAGACATCAGATGGAGTCTGTAAAGTGGACTGGTCAACCAGTGTTAATATTTGATTTAGATGATGTAATTTGTGAGTTTAGGGAAACATTTATAAATTGGCTTAAACTCACACATGATATCGATGCAGATATAAATTCAACAGAATATTATACAACAGCAGAGGTAAAAGAAGCAGGGCTAAACCCTGAGGCTGTATTTGAAGAATTTGTTGCAAATCGACAATTAAGAAATATCAAACCAGATAAAGAAATTATTGAAGCTGTAAATAAATTACATGATGAGGGTTACTGGATACAAATTCTTACAGCAAGACCAGATGATTCACTTGTATGTAAATATGATACTTTTCAATGGCTTAAAAAATCAGGCCTAAAATATCATCGTGTAGACTTCAGTCCTGAAAAATACCGATGGTTGACAAAAACTGATTACTACACTAATGAGAAAATTGTGTGTGCTATTGATGACTCTGCAAAACATTCAGCAGAGTATGCTAAACACAGTGTAAAGACATGTGTACCTTGCAAATCTTACAACACAGAACTTTCTGATCTTGAAAATGTAACAATGTATAAAAATGCTAAAGAATTAATTTCTTGTATTAAAAACATTTCTTCTTTATGATATACTGTTATTCACCTACCCACGAAAGAGAGACTAATAAACATGCCACTGAATAATAATTTAGACCCTATCACTTTGCCCATGGATCTTAAATTTGATCAACAACCTAATACAACTTTTCTTAACAACCTTAAAGCACTTAAGGTCGAGCTTGTTGATGCGCCCACAACAGATCAGGCTAGAAATGTTGCGTGGCATTATGTAAAGGCAACATGGGCTGATGATCCAAATGAAGTTAATCCTGCAAGCGCAAGCGTCAGTGTAAAGAGTAAGAATCTGCTTGATGTGCTCCAGTTTCGAGCATTGCCTACCCCGATGGAATGTCTAGGATTTACATTTAGGCTTTCGGGTCTTTCGTTTCAGGAAGTAACTCATATTATTAGGCACAGAGCCGGGTCTTTTGCTGCACAATGTACGGGAGACAGAGACTTAAGAGATGATCCTGTTGTTGTGCCAGAATCTGTTCAGAACTCACCTGAGTTTCTAGAAAGGTATACTAGACTAGTTATTGAGTCAAAGCAGCTTTATGCTGACATGACTGACTCCAAAGTTGTCTCAATGATGGATTCACGCATGATACTACCAAAGTGTATGACTTCTTTTTATTATATGCGACTTAATCTTAAAGATTTAATTGGATTTGTCCGACAGCGGCAAGATGCACAGATTCAGCCAGCTGCTGATAATGTTCTTGCTGCACGAATGGCAATTGAAGCGTGTAAAGCTATTCCAGAGCTGACGCAGGTATTTAACTTTGACAAGCCTGATTATCACTATATTAATACTTTTCGCGTTAAGGAAGGTGACAAGTGGATCAGTAGAGGTACAAACCTTTATCAACCAGAGCCGAAGAATGATACGTTTGACTACCATGAAGATGACACAATTTACCCATGTCGTCGTGAAGAATTAAATGGGACGCACGGTACGGGTGAAAAGATTTTTACAACAATGTGGCTGGATCTAATGAATGAATTTCAAGGTCTTAAGTCAGAATACGAAAATAACTTTTAGGAGATTAACATGAAAAAGATTTATCTAGCATCGGGCTGGTTTAACCCGACACAAGCAGAAGAACTCACTCGCCTTGAAGAGGTTTGTGACACCAGGTCGTGGATTGACTTAGCATCACCACGAAGAATCTTTGTCTGTCCGCCAAATGCGCCTAAAGAGACTCAAGATGCAACATTTGATGGAAACTTACACCATATCAAGACAGCAGATTTTCTCATTGTAAATACAAGAGATAAGGACATTGGAACTATCTGGGAAGCCGGTTACGCATATGCGAATGAAGTGCCCATCGTATACTTTTGTCAAGGTTTACCCCAGGGTGCAAAATTTAACTTAATGCTTGCAAGAAGTGGTGTTAAAGTTTGTACAACATTCGAGCAACTTGAAGATTATTTAGACAGATGCTTTGAGTCTGATACCTTGCTTTTTGAACCTTACGACAAAGAAATAGAATAATACTAGAGTGTAAACGTGGCATCACATGATTTTTATGAGTTATTAGGTGTATCTAAAAATTCATCAGATAGCGAAATAAAGAAAGCTTACAGAAAGCTAGCAATGAAGTATCATCCTGACAAGAACCCGGATGATGAAGAAGCAGAAAAGAAATTTAAAGAAATCTCTCAAGCTTATGCTGTTTTGTCTGATTCTGAGAAGAAAAGTAATTATGATAAGTACGGGACTGCAGACTTTTCAGGTATGCCTGAAGATATTTTTAGTTCTTTTTCTGATATTTTTCAAGGTTTTGGTTTTGATATTTTTGGAGGTAGAAGAAAACGGTCTTCTAGTGCAAGTGCAAGACCTCGAACAGGCGGTAATATTGGAATAGGCGTTGAAGTGTCTTTTCGAGAAGCCTTGAGGGGCTGCAAAAAAAGAGTAACATTTCAGAGAAACTTATCATGTGATGCGTGTGATAGCAAAGGTTATCAAAGTGAAAGTGATATCTCTACCTGTGAACAATGCAAAGGCACAGGGGAAGTTGCATTTCAAACTGGTTTTATGTCTGTTGTTCAAAATTGTAGGACATGTGGCGGCGCTGGTAAAGTGATTACTACACCTTGCAGTTTATGCTCTGGTCAAGGTCTACGCCCTGAAATCAAAGACGTAACTGTTAATATTCCTGCCGGCGTTTTGGAAGGCGATCAAATTAGACTACAGGGCTTAGGGCATTTTGCACCTAACTGTGGTGAACCGGGTGATGCATACGCCCAAATTATTTTACAAGAAAATGACAGGTTTGACCGAGATGGATCTAATTTGTATACAGCTATGCAAATACCGATTGAAGCTGCAATTTTAGGTAATGAACTTGAATTTGACGGTATAGATGAAAAAATTACAGTTAAAATCCCGCCAGGTACACAAACACACAGTGTGTTTCAATTCAAAGAAAAAGGCTTGCTAAACGGTGCAGGTTCTGGACATAGAGGTACACTTCATGTTCAGATTCATGTTTTGACACCAACAAATTTATCTAGTGATGAACTAGGTTTAATTAGAAAATTTAAACAGCTAAGAGAAGACATTAAAAAAAATGATTAAAAAGGGTTTTCTTAGTAAAAATTGTGTTTAATTTATGCATATCACGCAAAACAGATAGGAGATGTGATTAATGAGTAATAAAGTAATAGGAATTGATTTAGGGACGACAAATTCTGCTGTTGCAGTAGTCGAAAATGGTATTCCTAAAGTAATTGTGAATGAAGAGGGTGACAGAACGACGCCATCTGTTGTTGCTTTTACACCAGATGATGCCCGCCTTGTAGGGAAAACAGCACGGAGGCAAGCTATTGTCAATCCTGAAAATACTATATTTTCTTCAAAGCGATTTATGGGTGCTAAATTTAAGGATGTCAAGAAGCATGTTGAAAATATGCCTTACGATATTAAACGAAAAAGAGACGGCTCATGCCAGTTTGCAATAGGTAAAAAGAAGTATGCGCCACAACAAGTGAGTGCACTTATTCTTGAAAAGCTAAAGCGTAGCGCTGAAGACTATTTAGGTACTAAGATTACTGATGCTGTCATTACAGTCCCTGCTTATTTTAATGATGCTCAGCGTCAAGCAACTAAGGACGCTGGTAAAATTGCCGGGCTTGATGTTAAACGCATTATTAATGAGCCAACTGCTGCTGCACTTGCTTACGGTATGGACAAAAAGGGTGAACAAAAGATTGCTGTGTACGATCTCGGCGGCGGCACTTTTGATATATCTATTTTGGAAATCTCTGATGGTGTAGTCGAAGTTTTAAGCACAAATGGTGATACACATTTGGGAGGTGATGACGTAGATCAGCTCATCATCGATTGGCTTGTTTCAGAATTTGAAAAAGACACAGGCATAAATGTTGGACATGACAATATTGTTATTCAGCGTCTTAAAGATGCTGCAGAAAAAGCTAAGATTGAACTTTCTTCTGCTAGTAGTACAGATATTAATTTACCCTTTTTGACAGCTGACTCAGCAGGTCCCAAACATCTTGCAATAACCTTGACACGTGCAAAGTTTGATCAGATGGTCGAGATTTTTATTGCAACATCGCTGACGCCTGTTAAGAAGGCTATAGATGATGCTAAGCTTAAAGTAGGTGATATTGATGAGGTACTCCTTGTGGGTGGATCAACACGCATTCCTGCAGTGAGAAGTGCAGTTGAAAAGTTTTTTGGAAAGAAGTTAAATCACTCTGTAAATCCTGATGAAGTTGTTTCACTAGGTGCAGCTGTCCAAGGCGGTGTTTTCTCAGGAGACGTTGAAGATATTCTTTTACTTGACGTTACACCATTATCACTCGGTGTTGAAACTATAGGTAGTGTTATGACAACCCTGATCGAAAGAAATACAACAATACCTTGTAGTAGGTCTGAAGTGTTTAGTACAGCTGTAGATGGACAACAATCTGTTGATATTCATGCACTACAAGGTGAGCGACAGTTTGCTAAAGACAACAGAACATTGGGTAATTTTCAATTAACAGGAATTGACCCAGCACCTAGAGGCGCGCCTCAAATCGAAGTAACTTTTGATATTGATGCTAATGGAATCGTTAATGTCTCAGCAAAGAACAAGGCGACAGGTGTAGTACAGTCGATAAAGATTGAAGACACAGGTGCCCTTGATGAACAAGAAATTAGTCAAATGATTGAAGATGCTGAAGTAAATCGAGAAGAAGATGAGACTAGGCGTGCATTAATTGATAAAAAGAATGAGCTTGATTCTAACATGTATCAGCTTGAGTCTGCGGCAAGAGAAGCAGATGACTTTTTATCACCCCACATTAAAGACTTAGCATCTACCACACTTGAGAGGGCAAAGTCTGCAGTCTTGGGCGACAATATTGATGAGATCAAAGTGTCACTTGATGAAATTCAAAAAGTAATGATTGAAGTATCAATTTTTACACAGCAAATGCAAATGCAAGCTCAGGCAAATGAGCAAGGGCAAGATTTAGAAATTGATCCAGTTGTAAGCACTGAAACAATTGATGCAGACTTTGAAGAAGCATCACCGTAATTTGTGATGTAAAATCTTAAATCCATGAGTATTTTTACTCATGGGTTTTTTTATGTGCGAGGGTAAAATATGAGATTTGCAATAACAGGTGAACTAGGTTTCATCGGCACAAATCTTGCAAAGGCAATTGAACAATCAGACAACACATTCGTTTCATTGCTGGGTGATGAAACAGGGTTAGTGTGCATTGACACAGGAGAACCATGTGTCTATGGTAATTCTGAAAAAGAGTGGGAACGTATATTGGCAGCTGAAAAGATTGATGTGCTAATCCACAATGCTGCTGTAGTAGGTACAGATGTTGTTGCCTTGAACTCTGAGTTTTCTACATTAAGTAATGTTATGGGCACACACACAATAGCACGTGCAGCAAACAAAGTAGGCGTACCAGTCTGCTACACAGGTACAACAGTAATATACGACACAAAAAGTTATCAAGATTGTGCTATTACTGAATTATCAGCGTTAAACCCTAAAACATTCTATGGAATACAAAAGCTTGCAGCAGAGCAGATTATTAAGCATAACTGTAATGAATGGATGATTGTGCGTCCTCTCTTTGCTTACGGTGGTCATGGTGATATGAATTCATTAATTGCTAAGACTTTGTATTCTCACCTAACAGACTCGAGCGATTTAGATATGTTTTTAGATCCCACAAAGATTAAGGACTACATGCACGTTGTTGATTTTTGTGAAGCTGTTGTTTTAGCGTGCACGAAAGGGCTGTGGTGTGATGACTTTAATGTTTCTGCTGAAAATCCATACAACACACAAGAAATTGTGTCAAAAATATCTGAAGTAGTTAACGTTGACGTGAATAAAATTATTAAGTGGCACCCAGAAACTGATTATCTCGGCAATCACATTTTATCAAGCGAAAAATTTAGAAACATCTCAGGTTGGTCACCCAGAATTTCACTAGACAGTGGTATACAAAATAGTTGGATAACATTATTAAACTTACCCATGGGCGATTACAATCCACTCAAATACCTAAACGATGCTAAAGAAAAGAAGATCGATTTGACTGAATATTATTAAAAGAGAATTATTTAGATGACGCATGACACACATAGAGAAAGATTATTAGATACTGAAGACTACGCAGCTATAATAGAAAACTATGATAAAATAGCATTATTTGTTGATGAGTCACTAGATCAAAGTTTTTATGATATGACAACCTCTGAGATTATTAGCGCTTTAGAGCTTGATAAGAATAGCGTAATTCTTGATTTAGGTTCTTGTCACGGAGATCAGATTGCAGATTATGTGTCTTTGGGGGCTGAAGTGCACGCTTTTGAGCCCAACCCTATACATGTAAACGCAATCAAAGAAAGATTTTCAAACTATCAAAACTTAATTTTCCATGATTGCGCCGTTGGACACACAGACTGCGATGAGGCGCATCTTTATTTTAAGGGCTCACCAGATGACGATAATGGTGGCGCTTCAATGCTCCCCTTTAAGATATCGACAGATGCTTCAGAAGTTTCAGGTCGATTTAATCACGATCCAGGTATGACTCACAAGGTAGCGATTGTTGATTTAACAAGATATATTTTCGAACTTGATAAAGACATTGATATTTTGAAAATTGATGTTGAAGGCCTTGAATATCTGCTGATGTGGAGACTATTAGAAACAGGCGCTGTTAGTAGAATCAAGCATATATTTTTTGCAGATCATAGACAAAATTTTATAGCAAAGTTTTGGTTTGACACAGCTGTAAAAACTATTAATGAAATAAAAAGTCACCCAGACGTGATGAGTAAAATGCATCATCGACACGCATAGTGCATTAAAGATAATTGTCATGAAAACGTGTAATTTTTACTATCTTATGATATAATAAACATAAATACAAGGACCAAGAGTGATTATTAAACCAAATAGATTTGTAGGCTTGCATGCCCATACGGGATTTTCAGTTTTCGACGGGCTAGGATATCCTGCTGATCACATAGATTTTGTTTTAAAGAATGAAATGGATGCGTGGGCTTTAACAGATCATGGAAATGGTTCAGGCCTGGCACATGCACGAAAGCATGCTGAAAAGATGCAAAAGGCAGGCAGAAAATATCGCCAGCTTTACGGTTGCGAGTTCTACTTTGTCCCCTCACTTTCAGACTGGCGCAATGACTATGAAGCCCACAGGCAAGCCGTTAGAGATGCTAAGTCTGAAAAGAAGGCAAAGGAAAGAACAGATATTGATGCCGATGAAGATGTAGTTGCTGCTGGTCACACTGTTGAAAATGAAGACGAGACCAAAACAATTGATGTTCAAAAGGACGAGTGGAAACGCCGCTATCACTTAGTTGTAGTTGCCAAAAATAGAGTTGGTCTAGGTAACCTTTTTACACTAATCAAAAAAGCTTATAAGCATGGTTTTTACCGATTCCCGCGCATTGATTTTAAAATGCTTCAAGAACATGGCGAAGGACTAGTTGTATCTACAGCCTGCTTGGGAGGAATATACTCAAACCGCGTTTTACGCGGCGAGGCACTTAATAAGCCACATGATGAGATTCAAAGGGAATTGCAGAATTTAACGGATCGTTTCACATCATGTGTCGGCGTCGAAAATTTCTTTTTAGAACTTCAATTTAATCGTCTTGAAGCACAACATAAGGTAAACAATCACCTAATACAGCTTCACAATGCAACGGGCGTGCCGTTGATTGCTACAGCTGATTCTCACTACTACGGTCCAGATAAGTGGGAAGCAAGGGAGCTCTATAAAAAGCTCGGGTGGATGGGGAATGATCCTTCTCCGCTACCTGAGTTTGATGATCTAAAGTGTGAGCTGTATCCTAAAAATGCTTCTCAAATGTGGGATGAGTATCTACTCCACCGCGACAAACATGAGTTTTATAAAGGGCAAGATCAACTGATTTGTGATGCCATTGAACGTACACACGATATAGCCTGGGAAATGTGTGAAGACACATGGATCGATCAATCAGTCAAACTGCCAAACTTTAATACGCCTGCTAAGACAGCATTTGATCAGCTTGTCGACCTTGTAAAAAAGGGGATGGTAGAATCAGAGTTACACTTAAAGCCGGAGTATGTTGCACGTGCAAAAACCGAATTAGAAGATATTAAATTTCTAGGCTTTGAAAATTACTTCCTGACAATGTACCAAGTCTTCCACAAGGCTGAAGATCGGACTCTGTTCGGTCCTGCACGTGGTTCTGGCGGCGGTAGCTTGGTAAATTACCTCCTAGGGATTACACAACTCGACCCGCTACCGTACGGGTTGCTGTGGGACCGCTTTTTGGGACGTCACAGAACATCTTGGCCTGACATTGATTCTGACGCAGGTGATCGCGATGCGCTGATTGATGCAGCTAGAGAGTTGTATGGCGATGACGCTGTCATTCCTGTGTCTAACTTTAACACCCTAAAACTTAAATCACTTGTCAAAGATATTGCTAAGTTCTATGATGTACCGTTCGATGAAATTAATGCTGTTACTGGCCCACTCCAAAATGAAGTAATGCCTTGTGTTAGAGATGAAAATACAGAAAAGTCTGTCTTTGTCTTAAAGCATGAAGATTGCATGCAACATTCTAGTCGATATCAGTCGTTCATGGAAAAGTACCCTAAAGTTAAGGATCACATCGAAGCGTTGTTTATGCAAAATAGAAGTATTGGTCGACATGCTGGCGGAGTGATCATTGCGCCTGCTGAAGAGCTTGAAAAGACAATGCCCCTTGTAGGTGTTCGTGGCGAGCTCCAGACGCCCTGGACTGAAGGTATGAACTTTAGAAACTTGGAAGATAACGGTTTTATTAAGTTTGATTTTCTAGGTCTAACACTACTTAAGGATGTAGAGAACTGTATTAGGCGTATTCTTAAAGCGTCTGGCAATACGAGTCCGACATTTTTACAAATCAAAGAATACTTTGATGAACACTTAAATTGTAGGTTTAATCAACAAGATGATGAAAAAGTGTGGAAGCATGTTTATCACCAGCGTAGAAAGACAGGAGTGTTTCAATTTACGGCCGAAGGCGCAAGAAATTTCTGTGAAGAAGCTAAGCCTACTTCAATCGAAGAACTTGCAGCATTAACTGCAATTTATAGACCTGGTCCATTGCGTGCGAATGTTCATAAAAAATATGTCAAAGATAAGAAAAATGCAAATAGTATTCAGTATGACCATCCAGTAATCGAAGAGATATTGGGATCAACATTTGGTCATATCACTTTTCAAGAGCAGTTTATGCTGCTTGCACAAAAACTATCAGGCTTTACACCAGGAGAGTCTGATAAAATGCGCAAGACGTTGGTTAAAAAGTCTCTTGACACAATGGGTAAAAAGGGCGCAGAGAGAGACGAACTTCGGAAAAAATTTGTAGAAGGCGCAAAAGAATTGCATGACCTACCTGAGGATTCACTACATAAGTTGTTTGATAGAATTGAATTTTTCAGCGTGTATGGGTTTAACAAGTCACATGCTGTTGCTTATGCAATTGACTCTTACTATGCGGCGTGGCTTCACACGCATCATGAAAAACTTTGGTTGGCCACAATTCTACAATCAGAAAATAGCAACCCTAAGGCAATGGTAAAAACAATTGGTGAAATTAAGCAAATGGGGTATGAGTTTGCGCCTGCTGATATCAATTATTCGGGTGATGAATGGATTTATTCAGAAGATAAATCATCATTTGTACCCCCGTTATCTTCCGTCAAGGGTGTCGGTATAAATGCTGTTAATGAGATCATGATAATGCGGCCTTATAAAAGCTTGCAAGATATGCTTTACGACGAGAATGGCAAGTGGAAACATTCTAAAATGAACAAAACTTGTTTTGCTTCTTTGTGCAAAATTAGCGCTTTCTATTCTTTGGATGATTTTGAAATGGGCAGAATAAAAAATCATAAGCAGTTACATAAAATTATTATTGAAAACTATGAGCAATTAAGAAAAGGTCAGCATGGTATGACTGCACGTCAAGCATTGAAAAGTGGCGCACAATTAATACTACCTAAGCTCATTGAAGACACGCTCGAAGAACAAGATTGGTCAAGGTCAGAAATGCTAGAAATGTATTATGAATTAACATCATCTGTCCCGCAAGACTTGTTATATCCAGATGGTGTGCTTGGTAAAATTGAAAGAGCAGAAATACCTGCTGTTACAACACTATCAGGTGATACAAGGGATGTGGCTTGGTTTTGCATACAAGAAATTATAAAAAAGAAAACAAAGACAGGTAAGACATTTTATAGATTAAGAATTTGTGATGATCAAAACGCATCAGCCTGGCTTAGGGTATGGGGATTCTTGCCAAAAGAAGCAAGCCCTTTTACAATATGGATTGCTGATGTCAAGAATGATGGTCAGTGGGGTGCAAGCACCTCAGGGGCAAAAATGAAACCCTTGGTAGTATAGAAAGATGACACGTTTTCCAATAAATTACATTCTATTAGAAGGGCCAGATCTATCAGGCAAGACTACACTTTATTCGTCGTTGCACAAAGCTACGTCTTATGCTTGGAACATACATGACAGGTCATGCCTTTCCATGCTAATACATGCCAAGCAATACAGTCGTGATTACTTTTTTCATAATGAAAATTTTAAAAGAGAAATTCTCAACATGAACAATAAGTTGGTAATATTATTGCCAGAATTTGATGTGATACAGGCACGCTATGAAGCCCGTGGCGATGAAATCCAGAGTTTAGAAAATATAAAAGTCCTCCATGCTGAATTTACAAATTACGCAGAGCGCTTAGAAAGATTACCAAATGTTTTAGTTATAAGAGACACGACACATAGTATTGCAAAAAAAGTCGCAAAAGACTTTGCATCAACTGAAACAGCTTCTTTAGACGAGATATCAAAAATGGTGTTTGATTATGCAAGTTCGTCTAACGGCTATGAAGCATCACCACTATGTTTTACAATTTATGACGATGGCAAGTTCTTAGAAGCAGACGCTAACGTAATGGAGTATGAGCCTGAAAAAGAGTACTATGAAAGGATTTTGTCAGCTTTGACACAGACAATACAAAATGAACTGGCAGGCAAGAACCCATACAATCGTGTTGAGACAGCTTACTCAAGAAGATTTATCTATACAGATGATACATGCATATCTTTAATACACGCATCATACAGAGAAAATATACTTGACATGCATTTTGTATTGAGGTCTTCAGAAGTTGCTGAAACTTTCAGGTATGATTTGAAATTTTTATATTATCTCGCGTCTTCTGTCTTTTTGTCATTAGGCTTGAACAATTTAAAAGATTCAGTTAGGATGAGATTTAACTTAAACTCTGCTCATATTTTGAGTTAGAATACAAGAGGAGTAAAAAATGAACAAGAGAGCTTTAGTCACAGGCGGCTGTGGATTTATAGGGTCAAACCTTTCACGAAAACTTTTAAGCAGCGGTTGGTGTGTTGACATAGTAGATGATATGTCAAACGGACATCTTGAATTGCTTGAAGGCTGCAATATGCGAGTTGTACCGTTAGATCTACTGGATCAATTTGATGATTCAGGATATAATAGAACTAATGATACATTACTTGTGTTGCAGGGTGATTTTACACATGATGGTGTGATTGATCGAATACAAAATAAACAGTACGATGTAGTCTTTCATCAGGCAGCGATCCCACGTGTTTTGTACTCAGTAGAGAATCCTGCTAGAACAACAGAGGTAAACATTTTAAGAACAACTCGTCTTTTTGAAGCTTGTCGTGACAATGTTAATAGAATTGTGTGGGCATCTTCATCATCAGTTTACGGTGGAACAGCTGCATTACCTACTAAAGAGTCTAGTGAAAAAGGGCCAAAATCGCCTTATGCTTGGCAAAAAAGCGCGATAGAGGACATGGCAAAGATTTTTGGTGAACTATACGATTTAGACATTGTATGTTTGAGATACTTTAATGTGTTTGGTCCTGGGCAATATGGAGATTCGCCATATTCAACTGCAGTGTCAGCATGGTGTCATGCAATTAAACACTGTCAACCTCTAAGGAGCGACGGCGACGGCTCTCAGTCAAGAGACCTTTGTTATATTGACAATGCTGTTCATGCCAATATGCTTGCAGCAGAGTCAAGTAAGAGATTCTTAGGCGAATGTTATAATGTATCTTGTGGAGACAGAACATCAAATGCTGAAATTTTAAAATATTTGACAGGAAAATTTCATCATGCTGTCGTGCTTGATGCACCTTGGCGACCTGGCGATGTTATGCACACTCAGGCAGATATTTCTAAAATAACAGAAGATCTTGGGTATGAGCCGCTTGTTAAATTTTGGGATGGGCTTGACCGCACTATTGAGTGGTGGGGCCTAGATGAAGTATAGGACTAAAAAGCATCTTAAAACTGCATGGGTAACACGTGGAAAAGATGAAATCATAACAAAACCTTGGGGGACTGAAAAAGTCTGGGCAGGATTCGGTGGTATACACGGAAAGATTTTGACTGTTTCAAAAGGAAAGAGAACAAGCCTAAAGTTTCATAAGTTAAAGGCGGAAGTTCTTTATTTGACAATTGGAAAAGTAGAGGTTTTATTTGGAAATGAGTGTACATTCTCAGACCCAGTTGCAAATCCCTTACAAACAGAAACCTTAGGGCCAGGTGATGCATTGCTTGTACAATCAGACTGCCCATATCGTATAATTGCACTAGAAGACAGTGAAATTATTGAAATAGGTAATCATAGTGGAGACAAACCTGTGAGGGTTATAGACGATTATGAGCGTGAGTCAGAAGACATTGAAGATTTATTAGAGGTTATTAGTGAACACACCTGAACTAGTTATATTTACTGGCCCTATGTTCGGGTCAAAGACTACTAATCTTCTAGGCGCAATTGATAGATACAGATATCAAAACAAGAATGTTATTGCTTTCAAGCCTAAGCTTGACGATAGATACTCAATTAGCAAGATAGTTACACATAATGGGGGATCAATAGATGCCCATGTTATTAGAGATGGGTATGATATTATGAAGTTTATAAATAATTACCCAGAACAAGTTGACGTTATTGCAATAGATGAAGCATTCATGATAGATGGCGTTGCAGACATACTAATAAACTTATTTAAGTCTGGAAAAACAATAATCATTTCTTCTTTGGATCTTTCTGCGACATTGAAACCATTTGAAGAAATTGAAAAATTAATGCCTTGGGCAACAAAAATTAAAAAGTGTCCTGCGGTTTGTGTTACCTGCGGGCGGGATGCGTACTACACATATAAGAAGAATAAAGACTTAAGTGAGATTGCTGTGGGTGGGTCTGACATGTATGAGCCCAGGTGTTGGCACCACCATGATGAAACAAATGTAGTAGTGAGCGTAAAAAATGCTTGAACCTTCTTCCATAAACTGTGTAATATATCATGCAGATTGTACAGATGGTTTCGGCTCTGCTTATTCTGCATGGAAATTATTAGGTAATAGAGCAGAATATCATGCATGCAAACACGGAACAAGACCGCCTAAGATAAAAGGCAAAAATGTTGTTATCTTAGATTTCTCTTTTGATAATAAAACTACAAAAGATATGATAGCTGAGGCTGACAATCTCCTTGTAATTGATCATCACAAATCAGCGATGGTCGAGCTTCACGACATATCAAACACTTTTTTTGATATGACTAAGTCAGGTGCAATATTGTCCTGGGAGTTTTTTCATCCTGGCAAAGAGCCACCTAAGTTTATTAGATATATTCAAGATCGAGATCTTTGGAAATGGGAGCTTGACTATTCAAAAGAATTTAGTGCTGCTTTTGACATGGTGCCCTTTGAATTTGAAGAGTTTGAAAAATTTGAAGATGATTCAGTTTTTGACGATGCTGTAAAACGAGGCTCTTACATACTTGCATATTCGAAAACAGTCATTAAAAAGGTTTGTGAAAAAGCTGTCTCTAGAAAGTATAAGGGTAAAGATGTCCTAGTTGTAAACTCATCTCACTGGATATCTGAGATAGGCTCAAGACTTTCGCCAGACTGTGACTTTGCTTTAATTTGGTACTATGATCATGATGACAGGATGATTAAGGTAAGTTTGAGATCTTTTCATGATAAAATTGATGTATCAGAAATTGCAAAAGATTTTGGCGGCGGCGGACATAAAAAAGCATCAGGGTTTCAAATGTCAGGTGAACTATGCGTAGATGACATATTTGATTTAGAAGAAGAGAAAGTTGAACCAGATCCAGAAGTAGTAGAAGAAATAAAGGCAGATCTTGAGAATATTGCCAAAAAGGCTCAAGAGGCCGGTGTTTCAATTGAAAGCGTGACAGATACAATAGAAATAACACAGAAAGAGGTCACAAGTGGAAGTATCCAGACCTGACTGGCCCGAAGTCTGGATGGAATTTGCACATTCTATTTCAAAACGTTCGTACGACCCCAGATTTCAAGTAGGTGCAATTGTTGTTACAGATGACAACACACAGGTCCTAGCTGTTGGTTATAATGGAAACTATTCAGGCGGCCCAAATGAAGTTGAATCAGCTGTGCCAGGTGAATCTGGAATGTTACATGCAGAAATTAACTGCCTATTAAAAATGGATTATAACAATCCAAAGAAAAAGATTTTATATGTCACGCTAAGTCCTTGCAAGATGTGCGCAAAAGCAATGATTAACTCAGGAATTGATAAAGTAGTCTATGATGTAGAGTACAGAGACTTATCAGGAATTAAAATACTTAAAGATGCGGGCATAGAGGTTAGAAAATTTAACCTTTAAACACATAATTAAGTTAAGGTAGGGTATTCTTTTGTCACAGCTTCTTACACAAACAGCACTCATTGAAATGATTTTAGAGGAACACTCTCAGATCATTGATGATTTAATTGAAAATATAAAGATGTATGCAGGAAAAGGTAAAAGAAAAAAGCTTCTTGTGTCACCTGGTTTCAAAATAGTACACAAAGAAACAGGATTAAATTACACGGTATCAGGCGTAGAAGAATCAGACGACGGGCCTGTTCTAGTAACAGTAAAACCATCAGGCGAAGAATTTAGAATTAGAAAGTCTGATCTCAAACAGTATGAAAGGCTATAAAATGAGTGAGTTCACAAACAAAGATATAAAAGAAAATATTAAAAAATCATTAGGTCTTGAGAGTAATGATTCGCAATTGAGTGAGTCATATGTTGCTCAAGTTAAGAATTTTAATCTTCCTACTGAACTCTTAAGCAGTTCAAACAAGAGAGCACACATTGCTCTCTACGAAGGTTATGTAACAGAGTTTAATAAAATTAGTGCAGAACTTGACACAGTCAGCAGAGATGATGTCAATAAAAATAATTCAAAATTTAGATCTCTCAAAATTGATGAAACTTATAATGCTAACGCAGCTTATTTGCATGAGCTTTATTTCGCAAATATTAGCGATCTACACAGTGAAGTTGCGATGGACTCTCTTTCGTACATGCGCTTATCAAGAGACTTTGGAACATTTGATGATTGGCAGAAAGATTTCATGGCATGTTGCTTGTCAAGTCGAAATGGTTGGGCATGCACAGTTTACAATGTATGGCTGCAAAGTTATCAAAACTGCGTAATTGATTTACATAGTGATAATGTGCCTATCGGTGTATTCCCAGTCATAGTACTTGATATGTGGGAGCATTCATATTATAGAGATTATCTAAATAATACCAAAACATACACAGTTGCAATGATGAAGCAGTTTAATTGGAAAGTTATAGAGTCTAGAATTAGAAAAGCAGAAAAAATAGGGCAGATACTTAGGAATGTAACATGAGTAACAGAACTCAAGAAAATATATTAAGAGATTTTATTAGAGAGGCTGTAGAAGACATGTTCGTCATGGACAGGGCACAAAATGTCTCAAGACTTTCGAGAGACTCTGTTGATGATCAAATTGATTCTATGATATTGAAGTTTGAAAAAGAATCAATCATTGATGAAGACGACGAGTTATTAGAATCTATCTTTGAGGTAAAATCTCTACGAGCACTTATCTTTGAACAAGAAGAGGATGAACCTGAGCCAGACGATCCTGCCGGTAGTGAAGATGTTGATGTAGAAGAGCCTGCTGAAAAAGAGCTCAAGCCCAAATTAGATTTAGATGTTTTTACAAAAAAAGTTGCTAGGCTAGCACTGAACACAGAAGATCTTCTTGATCCTGCAACTGCAGTAATAAATCGAGCAGTAAACTTTTTGCTAAACAACTATGATCAAACACATGTAGATAGAATGGTTGATATTCTTAATACACAGTTTGATTTTAATTTGGGTGTAGAGCGAGAAGAAAACGATAGGGCAGTTGCAGTCGGTGCTTTTGGTGGCACTGAGGGTGGAGCATCACCCGCAGGTGGATAACATAAAATCTTGAAGATAAACTGCTGAAAGTTTCGCTGTACGATAAAGAGGATGATGCTAAAGGAGCATATGCTTTGTCTACACCTCTAGATCGAAAAATTAAAAAATCAATACACTTTACTTTGACAAAAGATACACATGCAGAACTTAGAATACGTTTGTTTAAGCTGGGTTTGTCGATGCAAGAAGTGTTTGAAGAGTTTTCGCAAAGAATAGCAGCTGATATGTCTGACATGATAGATATGCTGGAAGACATTGCATTAAAAAAGAAGAATAGAGAAATTAAAAAGTTTTCAGAAACTGATGCAGAATCAATCTTTTCTGTTATAGAAAGTGAAAACCCACTGTCGGAGAATTAGTATGAGCTTTATTTCAAAATTATTGGGTTTTTTCGGCCTTAATAATAGAAAACATGAAATACAAGAAATTAGAAAAAGTATATTTGCGCTTGAAATCAAACTTGCCTATCAGTCTAAAGAGCTTTTCGAGACACAAAAGATTCTTGAAAATATTTCTGAAATTTTAGCACAGTGTGTGTTAGAACAAAATGCTATATCTGCAAGCGTCTCAGTCGACCAATTAGATGACTTAGAAAAAAGCAATTATGCATCAATGTTCCCTATAGATATTGATGATGACGACTTGTTAAACTAAGAATAAAACTTGCTGATAATTTAATAATGGATGAAAAATATGAAAAAAGGTTACTTAGATAGAATCACTGAAAAGGTAATTTCAAGAAAATTTACCGTATTTTTAACTGCAACAGCATTAATGTTATGGTCAGATCTAACATCAGATACATGGGGAATGATTGCAATAGTCTACATTGGTAGTCAAGGTGTGATCGATGCTGCACTTTCCTGGAAACATGGAAACAGAGATTAATTGAATGACGAGCCTTTTAACATTTAAGCTATTTTTTCAAAAAGCAAGGTTGTATATTAAAAAGTACTGGAAGCTAGTTCTGGGGGTTATTGTATTAGCAGTTGTTTATCTTACGTCGAGATCTAAGGTGCATTCAATGGCGAAAGCTCTAGAGACAATCAATGAGTCACATAAAAAAGAAGTTGATGCAATTGAAAAAGCACACCAAGCAGAAGTTAAAAAGATTGAAAAAGCAAGAGTAACGTTGGAGACGACAATGCGTGAAGTTGAGATCAAATATGCTGAAGCAGAAAAGAAACTTGACTCTAAGAAAAAGAAGCAAGTAGAAAAGATCATTAAGGAAAATCATGAGGATCCTGATGTTATAACAGAGAAGCTCGCTAGCCTAACAGGATTTGATATTTATGTTGAGTAGATTTTTAATAGTTGCTGTGTGTTCTGCATTTCTTTCTATTGCACAAGGTAATGATCAAATTGTAACTTTAAAAAAGAATGATCCTGCACCATTCGGAGGTACATTATTTAGTACTAGTGCAGCTGCTCGTATTGCAATTGAGCTAGAGAATAGTGAAACAGCCTGTGGATTAAAAATAGGTGAAGCAGTTGAAAAACAAAAAGCATATGATCAATTTCAGCTTGATCTTAAGCAAGCAGGACTTGATTCATGTCTAGAGAAATACACAGTAGTTGTAGATCTTAAACAAAACCAGATAGATGATTTAACAGATCAGCTAAAGAAAAATACGGGATCGCAACCTGCTTGGTGGTTCGCAGGCGGCGTTGTAGGTGGAATAACTGTGTCTTTATTAACAGCATACGCATATAGTCACATTTCTACGGCCAACTCACGATAAAGTCAATCCCATTGTTATAATTAATGTTAGGAGAGTCTCGTATGGAAATTTCTATAAAAAAGCAGGCACTTAAAGAATTTATAAATAAAGCACTTAAAGAGAACAGAACTGGCAGTTCATCTAACATGACAGAAATTCCTGCAAAGGATGAAGATGATAATGCACCAATTGAAGCATCACCCCAAGTTGCAGTTCAATTATCAACTGATAGGCCGCCTGTTGAAGACGCTGAGTTTATTCCTGCGTCTTTAGAAGAGCTCGCGCTGTCTGCTGGTGAAATAGCAAAAGAAGTGCCTAATGATCAAATAGAATATTTCTATAGGATGCTACACAAACTATTAGACAAGACATTAGATCTGAATGATAACACACGCATAGAAAATCAAGAGCTTAAAGAAGCAAGTCAACTTAGTGAAAATGAAGATGATGAAGATGATGAAGATCTACCAGAAATAGGCGAAGAAGAGTATGATCGACCGCTTTCTATTGAAGATGATGTTGTTAGAGCTACAGACGAAATTTTAGACTACTTTCATAGTCCCGAAGTTTTTGAAAGTCTTGTTTATGAAAAGGTCACACAAAACATAGCACATTATGGTGAGTTGCATAAATTTCCCGTGCGATTTGCGAAGTTTAAATCAGAAGCACCTGCAATTACAAAAGAATTAATGAATAAAGACGCAGTTCGTCGATCCCTTGCAGGACTCACAAAAGAGCAAAGAGCACAAGTTGTAAGTGAAATTTATGATTATGTACTTGGCTTTCTAAAAAATCCTGAAAGTGTTACGGATGAGGACATTGCTATAGGTAATGCTAGCTCAAAAGTTGATGCAATCCTGAAAAAATCAGAAAATAATCCAGAAGAATTTAAGAAACTTTTGGATGCTACAGTAGAAAAAATGTCAGAAAAAGACAAAGCAATGTCAGGCCTTATGGTAATGATAGGCGCTAAACGACTTGAGACATTGCTTGCAGGTGAAGACCCGTCTGTCCAATATCAGTATGATGAAGAAGAAGAAGTTGAAGACGATACACCTGAAGAAGAAAAGAAAGAAGAGAAAGAAAGCGCTATAGACACCTGGACAAGAATTGCTAAAGAAGAAGGTTTTGCAAGTGCAGCCGGGGCTAGACAGTTTGCATTTAAGCCAACATTGAAAATGTTTTTGCAGTCTGAAGTAATATTAAAAGCTACAATGGAAATAATAGTATCAAAGGCATCAAGAGCTTTTAGAAAAGAAGTTATAGAGTTAAATAAAAAAGGACAGATTAGTGCACAAGATGCAAGAGATCTTATGAGTAACGCTAGAATGGGCCCAAAAGTTACAGGAAATGAAAAGTTTAGAGAATTTTTTGGCATGTTTTTCTATCAACCTTTTATTAATAAGGTTTTGTCTGCTTGGGAAGAAAAAATTCAGCAAGACATACTTGGTGAAATGGGTGTAGAAGATCCAAAAAGAACGCTTACAAAGATGATAAATGGTGAAACAAAGGCCAATTCTAAAAAAATAGAGCTCGTGATGTCAATGCAAGACTTTAAAAAAGCAAGATCAAAAGCTAGAAATTGGATACAGAATACTGAGGGAATGAATGCATTTGCCCGTGATTTTATTGATGCACAACTAAAATCAAAGTCTAAGGGTAAAAATGTTTTAAAGAAAGTTCTAGCTCAACAAGGATAGAGGCTTATGAAATCGCTGCTAACATTAATAAGCAAAGATACACTGACTGAGTCATATGATAGCTCAGTCAATCTAAAACCTGTGATAGGAAGTTTAGAGAATCCGTCAGACAATTTACCAATTTCACCTAAGAAATTTGACTGGACCACTCTTGAGTCACCTGAGAGACTTGTCAAATCTTTTCAATTTAAGCATCACAAGATTTTAAAAGCGTTTTTAAATGAGTTGATCGATTATCAAGAAAAATTAGGACATCACCCAAAAATTATAGTAGAAGGGAATATTGTTACAATTGAATCATACACACATAATGTAGAAGAAATAACAGAGCTTGACTTAGAACTAGCAAAGTTTGCAGATCTAGTATATCAAGATGTTCAGTACTATTTTTTAGTAAAGAGGCGAGAAAGAGATGGACAGCTCATCAACCATGATTAGTCAGTCGATAGTTGATAAAGTTGACATGAGTCAATTTTATGGTAAGCAGCAGGGTTCGTTAGAATTTAATTGCACTCTTCAGTTTCACGATACTGACATAATGGTCGAAGTATTTTCAAAAATACTAACGTTTAAAAGAAATGCAAAAGAGACTGAAGTTACAATTTTATGTGATCAAACAGAAATCCAGCATTTTATAGATCCGTCGACGACACCTTGGATAAGCATATACATTTATGCTGCTGGCGATGAGATATTTCGTTTAAGAGATATCAATAATCATGAAGCTACAGTTGATATTAAGTTTGTGCAAGACGTAAATTGTCAAGTAAAACTTACCATTCAAAATTAGAAAGATAATTAAACATAGCGAGGTTCACATGTCAGATAAAAAAGGTTTTAAGTTTGATAAATTCATAAAAGATATTAGGCGACGTGAAAAGCAATCACAGAAAAAAATTGAAGAACACTTAGAAGGTCAAGAAGAACTACCACAAAGAAAGTATAATCGTCTTTATCGTGAAGCTTGGCAAAACTCCATAAGGTATAAGAGAAAGAAATGAGTAAAATTACAATCGATTCAAGCCAAGATCTCGAAAAGTTTTTGAAAATACTCGCTGAAGAAAGTGTGTCCAAGGCTAGAACTTCTATCCAAGAAGACAATGAGCAGTCTTATTATGAAAAACAAATACCTACTGATAAAAGTAGATTTAAAACTGTGAACATGAATGAGCAAGAAGAAACAGAAGAAACAGAAGAAGAAGTTGAAGTGTCATCCCAGCCTGAGCAAAAAGAAAAGCCCAATAAACCTGCTGAAGATGTTACATTCTTTAAAATAAGAGATGAACTAAATACAATTAGAAGTGGTAGATCTTTAAAAGATAAAGAGCTTCGTACAGAGTTAGAACAGTATGTAGACAGACTCGATGATGATGAGAAACGTGTTTTACATACATTTTTATCTGCAATTGGCAATATAATGACTGATGTTGTTTCGGGAGCAGATGCAAAAGATCCTAGCGAACCACCTACAAGTTTACAGGTTTCAAAAGAAAAGCAGACTTCATCTGACAAAGAAGAAAAATCACAAGAAGATGAAGACACTTCACCACCTATAAAGGTGGGTGTACAACAAACAGAAAATTTGCGTCAAAAAATTCAAAAATTGATGCTAAGTTAATATAAAATCTTAGTTTTTGCTGTATTTTATATAGTATGGATAGATTAAGAACAATAGAACTTGACAATGGCTCAACTCTAGAGATAGAGTGTACTGATAAATTGCTTGAAGCAGCAAGGTTTTACTTTAACCTTCTTGAGCCAGTACAAATTACTGACAAGCAACTAAAGGAGTTTGTCATTACAATGTGCAAAAATGCAGTTATTAAAGCTGAAAACAGCACATTAGGACAAAATATTGCCACAAAAGATACAAATGACATACATATCTTAGACCTTTCACAAAAAGTTTAATGTGATTTGATAATTATTTCAGAGGCTTAAGATGAGTTCTGAAAAAGAATTACGCGAGTTAGTAAGAGAAGTACTAGTAGAGAGGAAAATTAAACTCTTGAACGGGACATCTGCTAATTATGGTTCAAAGCGCCATATTAAAGAGCTTGATCGCATGATTTCTATGCTTGATCAGTTTAGAAAAAACATGGGAAGAAAAGATAGAAAAGAAAGGTACACGCTTAGTCGATCAATAGACAGCCTGAGACACCTTAAGAAAAAAGCAGTAAGAGAAAATGAGCGCAAACAATTAATGGGCGAACGCGACAAGAAGGGCAAAAAATGAAATTAGGTCTGTATGGAGGAGGTTTTAAACCCTTTACGACTGGACACTTTGCAAAATTAGCAGATGCCATCAGAGATAATGACAAGGTGTATTTGTTTTATGGTATGCAACAGCTTGAACCACCCAGGTATGGAAAGAAGGGTCAACAGCTTAAAGCACGCCAAAAGTTCAGAGGGCTTGGAGCTACAGGTAGAACTTACGATGAAAATGTTGCACAGAATATTTTTAACATATATAAAACAGCGCTTGAAAGAATTCCTGAAGTTGAAGTTGTTCTCGTTCAAAGTCAAGCAAAAGATGCGCAAGGCAATCTAGCAGCTATACGGGCCCCCGTTACGGCAATTTTCAAAACGTTAGAAGACTTTGTTGACGACCCGGGAGAGATAGAAAAGGTGACAATTTATGGTGACGCCGACTCGATGCGACCATACATGAGGAGTCCCAAGTTCAAAGATCACGTCCAAAACGGAAAGATTCAGTTCGGCGGAGCAGTTCCGTCTAGCTCTGATGATTATACAGAAAAGCTTGACCAGCTTATGTCACAAGGTGAAAATGAAGCACGTGAAGCTTTAAAAGATTTTTATGCTAGCCAGGGTGAAGAGCTTGATGATGAAGAGGTTGCTGCAAGACAATCTGTAAGAGGAACTCATGTTAGAAATCTTGCTTCTTCTCGAAAGACAGCTGACCAAGCCAAACGCTTTTTGCCGCCATTTCTTAACAGTGATGAAAAAGATCAGATCATTCAGATCTTAGTGGGTCAAGAAGACGAGCAAAAGCAAGTCGCAGAATCACAACTTCGTAGTCTTATTAGAGGTTTCATAAGAGGGTAAGATGGCTATACTAATAACACCTGATATTCTTCACAGGGCAGCAACAAGATTTGCAATTAACGAGCAGACAGAACCTGTAGTTGCACCAGGAGAAGAGGCACATATTTACAATCTCTATGAAGAATTCTCGATGCAGCTTAGTGATATCATTGAGATCGGCAGGCTTGGACTGGAAGGTAAGCTAGAAAATGTTCAGGAAAAGATGGACGGTCAGTTCCTTGCATTTACAGTTGTTGACGGTCAGCTAAGATTCTTTACAAAGATGGACCTACAAGGTCAGACGGCTAAAGATAAAAAGCTTGCGGCTATACAATCAGGTGGCAAGGGCGGAGGCATGACTCTTGATGAGATCATGTCAACCTACACGGGAGGAAGGTCAAACATAGCAGAGGGATTTGCGATAGCCTATGAAGCCCTTGAACCCGTCGCATTAAAATATCAGGACTCACTCTTTAGAAACGGAGAGGTTGTGATGGCATCACAAATCATGGTGTCAAAAAATCCTAACACAATTCTATATGATAAAGACTCACTTCGAACTGTCCTTGCAATTCCCTTGACAGAAGAACCAGTGAACCAAGCTGCGCTAGGGACATTTAAATCAGAGATGAGTCAAGCATCAACTGAAGCGTTCACTATGGACGAGGTTCCTACTGCACAACTTATGAAAGGTTTGGAACAAGATGATAAGCAGATTGAACAGCTTGAGAAAGATCTAGAATCTGTAGTTAGTGAAGTCGGGATGTCTGTAGGTAACAATACAGTCGGTGACTACATCAAAGCCAGGTTGGAAAAATTCTTGAGTGAGAACTATGATTTTATTCCTGACTCACTAATCCCAGATGTTGCTGATAGGTTTATGACGGGTAAGGGCAAAATAGCTTTAAAACTAAAGAAAATGGTATCACCTGAAGATTATCAAAAATTTAGAGCATTAGATAAGGTCAAACCTAGGGTTGTTCAAGAGGCTATTATTCCACTAGAAAACATAATCCAGCGCTTGGGCGTAATGATTGTCGACAAGCTTGATCTTGCACTTACTGCTAGTAATCAGGAAGAGCTGCTAGGGTTCATAAAAGACGTCAGAAGTGCTTTTGAGTCAGGGTTTGATTTTGGCCTTGAGTCAGGAGATGCAAAGACTCTAGAGGGGATCAGAGTGGCGCTTGCTAGGCTTGAGGCCAATGAGGACCTCTTCCAGCGTGCAACCGAAGGTATAGTCTTTACTTATAATGGAAAGACTTACAAACTAACAGGGCTCTTTACACCCATTAATAAAATGCGTGGATTCTTCGGAAGTGCCATGGGGCGCGAGGGATTTGGGAAGGCGTCGCTTCCCGATCAAGGCGATAAGGAAGAACTTAAAGAGTCCCTAAAAAAAATCATAATGAAAATGCTCTCAGAAGGCGGTAACGCATTCAAACAAAAAGATGAGCTTGGCAAGAAGACTGTTGTCACGTCAGAAGATAGAATTACTCGAGAGCAGGCTGTCCGAATTATGGATGATCTTAAGCAGAACCTCCTCGGCCCTCTCGGAATAGAATTTTTACCTGCAGGAAGCACAGGAACAGATAAGAAAGAGATTGGCGATATTGACTTGATTGTTAGCGAACCTAGTAAAGACAACCTTTATAAGATGATGATGAGCGCACCGTATCTCAGCGAAGAGCTTGTAGATGGTGTCCCACGTGTTTTAAAGATGGGTCAACTAGTTGCCATCATGGTGCAAGATACCCAGACAGGTCAACTTTTTCAAGTTGATCTTTTTCCTAGCGCAAGCATGGACGATACATCTTGGGAATTATCTGGCGGGGGAGAAGGCAAGGTTAAAGGAGAATATCACAAGCTGATGTTATCACTTCTTGCAAAAATTAGAGGTGAGAGAGAATCTACCCCTGATCAAACAATCAAGTATACTGTTTCTTTTCCAGGCGGCTGGAGAGAAAAGATAAATGGTGCAGAGAATATTGAAGGTAGAGTTGTTGATCCTGATGAATATCTTCCATTGCTAGGGATTAATATTTCTAAGCATGAAATCAGAACATTTGAGGAGTTAATAACATATATGTCTAAAGTTAACACAGATGAGTTCAGAGAGGCGCTGGATAGATTTGAGGAGTACATTAGTAATAGGTTTAATGCTAAAGCAGAGAGTACAAGGAAAGCAGCGCAGAAAGCAATAGAAGCAATTAATGCCGCAAGGACAACGATAGTTGCTGAAAATAATTTAAGACTTGCAATAAGACAAATGCTTCATGAGATAGAAGACGAAGATGCTGATCCCGTAATAGACTCTGATTTCCAAGAATCACCATTAGATGCACAAAAATCATTTGCAGGTAAAGCTCGAATTATTCTTAATATTTTACAGAGTGCAGACCTATTAAATGGCGATATAGAAAAGGTGAATACAACTTCTCCAAGTCTAAATCTCATGCGATTCGGTCTTAAAGCAGGCTCAGGAGATTCATACGACTTTAATGACGTTGTAAATAAGCTTTATAGTCAATTACTCCCAAATGCTACAGATTCTGTAGTGGAGCTAGCTCCTCATGAATCGCCCAATCCAAGCGGAACATACACAGCGTATATGATGCCTGGCCTTAATAATCTTATGGTAATATTCGGCACAGCTGGAACCTCAGGAGGTCAAAGAAAAGCTGGGTACATCTATGAGGATGAAATAGGTGATCAGCTTCAGTCTGCAGGAATGAGCGTAAGGGCCGAAACAGACAACGCATATTCAGATGTCTATGTCAAGGCAGCTAATGGTGAACTAGGCATCGAGGTTAAGCTACCCAATGCTCAAGCAGGCGAGCCTACTATGAGATACGATTACGATAAGGGCGAGTTCTATGCCTCTAACCCTAAACCACAAAATCAGGACATTGCAAATCTTGTTAACATGGACCCTGATATGTCAAATGTTCAAAAGAGAATGATTGCAATCCGTGATGGTATCAATAAGCAGAGATCTGAAAAGGGTGAGGTTGCACCAATTGAATCTATCTTGGGATCAATTACAAGAGATGAGTATAAAAGCGTCGTTCACAAGATCCTTAATGACACACCCTCAGGGTTAAGGCTTGCAGCATACACGGTCTCAACTGACGCATTACGTGATTATTACATGTACAAGGGTGCAGGCGTTGTGCAGGTAAAAGGAAAAGGTCTATATCATCTCAATCCAGCATTTGAAATTGATCTCGGAGGGGGCAAGAAGACAAAACTATTTGACTTTCCGCCTGCGCAGGGTGCTGTATACTTCAGAAATAACAGGGGAATCAACTACGCAATGAGAACACAGTTCAGCGCCAAGCCTCTTACAAAGCTTGAACAGTCAGGAATTAATCTTGATGATCCTAGTGATAGAGAGACATTCGCTCGTGCTGTGAGTGAGATGACTTTTCCTGATGCAAAGTCACTAGTTAAGAGCAATAAGTGAAAATACCGGCAAGGGTTTTAGAACAGATAGACTTTGTAATTACATATGTTGACGACTGTGATGATTGGGTTCAAGTTAAGAAGCAGATCTTATTAGGAATACCTTCACAGTTACGTTCTAATTTTTCAACTAGAGATCCCAAAACAAAAGAACAGTCATTGAATAATTTTGAGAAGTCTATTATCCAATACTGGAAGGAAAAAACAGGTGTTGATCTTAAGTTAAGAACACTGTCTGAAAGACGAGATTTATTTGTCCTTTAATTTAGCTTGTATTTTTACTAGTATTTTTTACAGTTTATAGTCGTATTTGTGACTATTTTTTACTAGGAGAAATTTATGCCTGCGGGAAATTGGGTACCAGAGATTATGTATGAGGAATCAAACGAAGGCGTTTCCTCTCAAATTCCTTTTATTATGGTGCCCCAAGAAGAGCAAATGCCTTCTTTGCTTTACGTTTTTGAAAGTAGAGAAACAGGTGAAACAGAACCCGGGCATGATGGCGAAGAAATGCCAGTAGTGCAGTGGGATTTACATCAGTATGCTGACATGCTTGTTTTAAAAGAAAAGTTAAAGGGTGAAGTCTATGACACTGTTAGAGTAGCCTTGGGACTAGAACCACTTTCAGTAGCTGCATCAAAAGGTCAAAAAATTACAGAAAATGTAAGAGATAACTTAAGTGATAGTTAAGAAAATTCACTTGCAGGTTAATAGTTAGTATTGAATGTCTCGGAGACTGACAAATGAAATTTGACGCAACTAGAATGGCAAAACTGGCAGGGCTTTCAGGCCAAGAAACCTCAAACATGCTTACAGAAGCAAGTAACAGAAGCATGCATGACGATTCTGCTGTGGAAGATGATATCGACCACCGCTTTGGAAAAGGACAGCTTGCTGAGGCCGGCGACGATCCCGATGCAGATCAAGTTTTTGACCTGTCTCTTGAAGAAGAAGGCGTCTATCAAGAGGGCGACGACGACGGACAGTCAGATGATGGTCCACCGACAGACGATGATGAACTTGAAGAACTTCATCCAGCGTTAGCAGTCGTAGGTCGTGCTGTTGCTTCTCCAGCTGGGCGAGAATTCGTGAAGGGTGCAGCTTATTCTGCAGGTGGAGCAGCCGCAAATAGAGCACTTAGTGAAAAAGCAAATGTTGTCTATGACATTGATGAAGATATGTTAAGAGAAGAGCTCCAAAGAATGCGTCAAGAGAGAGCACAACGCCTTAACGAATCGAAAGTTAGAGATGTTGTAAGAGATGAGATTATCGATATGCTCAACGAAATGTCTGAAGAAGGCCTAAACAGTGATGCCTCTTGGCTGTATGGTGATAATAAGCCTACACGTAGCAAGAAAGGTCACGTTACTGTAGGTGCTTTAGGCATTGGATTTGAGTGAGATGAAACTACATAACACAACTATAGAAAAACTTATTAAAATATATACAACATACGGCGGTTACCCAGAAGAGAGAAAGCTGAGACAGGCGCTTCAAGAGGTAAACCTTGACTCATACGAGCAACAGACTGGGAATAGACAAACTGTTCTTGTCTTATCAGAAGACTTAAAAAGATACACACAGTAAACTTATAAAGATAATTTAAAACCTTTATAAGTTTGTTTTTTTGTGTATCTTTAACTGTAAGGTAAGTCTAATGTATGAAGTAGGTCAAGTATTATATGTGCTTATAAAAAAAGATCACAGTGTAATACCTGTTAAAGTTGTAGAAAAAATTCTGAGAAAGACACTAGAAGGGGAGTCAATTTCTTACATTGTTGAACTACCAACACCAGCCCAAGATCAAATTGATTTGCAAAAACTAGGCACAGGTATTTATTCATCTAGCGCTGACGCGATGTCAGTTATGATTGAGAACGCAAGAACAACTATTGCAGGTATTGTTAAGAAAGCTGAAGATATAGCAAAAACAGCATTTAATGTGGACTTAACATCATCAAGTAAAATTGAAGACGATGCACATGTTAAGCATGAAGCACATGATACCGAAACAACAGGATATCAACATGCACATTCTTTTAACTTAGATGAGCGCATTGAAGTTGATTTAGGACAAGGAATGAAGGCAAAAGTAAGTGTTAGTGGTCTGGAGACATAATGAGACAATTAAATGAAGACAACTTAAAGCTTTTGAGAGAGCGCGGTTTGATAAGCAACGCTGAGATTGCTTATCAAAATGTAGATGTACTGATTGCTGAGAATGTTGTTACAGGAGAAAGAAGGGTCATTGATTCGACAGCAATGATGCTTATAAAAGAAGACAAGCAATTGTTGAAGGGCTAAAATGAATTCTTCTAATAAAATAGTAAAGTTTGATATTCAAGCAAGAGAAGACCTTTTGAAAGGTGTGAATATTCTTGCTGATGCAGTTAAAGTTACAATGGGCCCTCGGGGTAGAAACGTAGTAATTGAAGTACCGGGTAGTGTCCCTGTCTTAACAAAAGATGGTGTAACTGTTGCAAAAGCCGTTAATTTAAATGATCCTTTTTTAAACTTAGGTGTGCAAATGATCAAGGAGGCTGCATCAAGGACTGCTGATGTAGCAGGTGATGGTACAACAACTGCAACTGTTTTGTCACAAGCAATTTTTGCGGAAGGTGTAAAAATGATTGCAGCAGGCTTTCAGGCGTCAGATATTAAGCGTGGTATTGATCATGGGTCTGAATTGGTGATTGCTGCATTGCGAAAAGCAACTGTCCGTGTCACTAGCGACCAAGAAATTCAGCAAGTAGGTACGATTTCCGCAAATGGTGAAAGTGAAATTGGTGAGCTTTTAGTAAAAGCACTTAATGAAGTAGGTAAAGACGGAGCTGTAACTGTTGAAGAAGCTAAGGGGTTTGCAACTTCATTAAACGTTGTTGAAGGTTTGCAGTTTGAGCGTGGCTACCTTTCACCGTATTTTATTACAAATCAAGATAAGATGACAGCAGTTTTAGAAAACCCATATATTTTAATTTGTAATAAGAAACTTATGCACCTCAAAGAGCTTATGCCTTTGCTAGAATCAGCGCTGAATGAACAGCGTGGGATACTTGTCATAGCTGATGATATCGATGGTGATGCTATGCAAGGTTTGGTTGTTAATAGAATTCGAGGAGCACTCCAAGTGTGTGCAGTTAGGTCACCAGGCTTTGGTGAAAATCGTGTAAATATGCTAGAAGATCTTGCTGTGTTAACAGGTACGAAAGTATTATCAGAAGCAGCAGGAGATGATTTGAGTGAGTTGTCCTTAGATGACTTGGGTCGTTGTAAAAAAGCAACAATAGGTAAACATACAACATTGCTAGTAGGCTGTGCAGGTAGTCAATCTGAAATAGCATCTCGTGCAGAAGGTATCAAAGAACAAATCAGCGATTACACTTTAAACAATGAAGAAGTCGAAGTTCTCAAACAACGGCTGTCTAAACTGGCCGGCGGCGTCGCAATTTTAAAAGTCGGCGGGTCAACTGAGGTTGAATTAAGAGAAAGAAAAGATAGAGTTGATGATGCTCTAAGCGCAACACTTGCTGCAATTGAAGAGGGTATTTTACCAGGCGGCGGTGTTGCACTTGTCAGAGCTTCTAGTTCTATTTCTGGTAATAAGAAAAAAGAAAATGAAGGATTTAAAGCTGGTATGCAGGTTGTCAAGAAGGCTTGCATGACCCCTTTGCGTCAAATTGTTGAAAATGCTGGGGGCACACCCGATGTTGTTTTGGAAAAAGTTCGAACACTTAGCGAGAACGATGGGTACAATGCTTTTCTAAATGATTATGGTGATATGTTTGAGATGGGAATAATAGACCCACTTAAGGTGGTCAGGACAGCACTTGAGAATGCTGTTGCTGCTGCTTCTATGATGCTTACTGTTGGTTGCGCAATGATAGAGGACGATGATGTTGAACGTTCTCCTGATTTAGTCATTTAGTGTGATATTTATAAGTGTAGTCAATTACTACACTTGAAAGACATGTATTTAAAAGAACAAAAAGATTCAATGCGCCTCCATCGGGGGTTGTTAAAAGCCACAGTAAAGCTTACAATGGCATACAAGGCACATGTTCCCGATACAATGACAAGGATTCGCGTGTTAAGCGGAGTTGCTGTTGTCGGTCAGTCAGATCAAGTTGTTAGAAAGAAAGCAGGAAAAGCTGTTCTTGATATATACATTAAATTTTTACCCGAGCCTGGACCAGTTTTTGATAGTCTTGAGAAGATTCTTAAAGAAGTTAAAAAGCTACCGGGTGTAGAAGTTATTAGAGTTATAGACTTGGGAGATAGAAGAGTTAGCTATAAGGGTAATCCTATAGTAATTTAAACAATTTTTGTGTCGAGAACTAAAAATGTTAAATGAAGCTAAAATAAGCTCAGCGTCTAGAGTTGATTTGCACTTAGCACTAACATGGATAAAAGCAAATGATGCTATCAATTCTGTTCCTCAAATTAAAAAAAGTGCAAAAGGTTACACAGCATCTGTAAGATCGAAGATAAGTAAGAATGCGCTTAAAAATCTTGTAAAAGATAGATTCGGCGTGTTTATAAACGTGAGGTGAATATGCCAAATGGTAATAAAAGCGCAGAAGACTGGTTGATTAAATTACAAGATGCTCTAACAGATCTTAAAGTAACAACAACAAGCGTGGAGTCTAAACTAGATCAATTAAAAGAAGGGTTTGAGTCTATACAAAACTCAATTTCTACATTGAACACACAGTCAAATAGTCAAGAGACTAGGATTGCACTTTTAGAAGCTACGTGTAAAACAATACCTAGCACTATAAACGAAGATATTGCACTAATGAAAGCACAACTATCGACTTATCAAAAGTTTCTTTGGCTTGTTACAGCATCAATTGTAGGCATTATAGCAAGACTTATTTTTCCTGAAATTATGTAAGTTTATTTGAACAATTTACTGTATTGTGTTAAATTTAAAAGCTCAATCATGGGCACAAAACAATAAAAATAATAGTGTGAAAATATGCGTATGCTAAATATTGATTATCTTTCAAAGATTGATGAGTCTGATCTTAATCAACATGCACGTCGCCTGAAGTCAATTATTAAAAATTCAAGAGGGCGTCAAAGAGAATCAGCAGAGCTTGATCTTTGTTACGTCCAGCGAGAGCTTGAAGTTAGATACCGTCGTCAGGAGGCCCACAGGGAGTATGTATTAAACAACCCTCGGCCAAATAACTCGCGTAGGAATACTCGAGCTTTTTAATACACAAAAGATCCTTTTCTTTGATGTAAGCGTGATTATATTATATCTGCACGCTTAGCAGATAAGGCTCGCTTTCGTGTATTTTTTAAAAAAAAATGATATAATAATAGTGTCAACAAATCAGGAGACAATACCTTATGGCGAATATTTTAGATTCTTATTTTAAAGACGTATCCAGAAACAGTCTTTTGTCAAGAGAACAGGAAGTTGTTCTTGCGAAAGCAATAGAAAAAGGAGATCAATCTGCAAGAGATCGTATGATAGAAGCAAATTTAAGGCTTGCGATAAGCATTGCAAAAAAATATGCAAAACGTGGCTGTGACTTTGAAGATCTAATTCAAGAATCAAATATTGGTCTAATGAAAGCAGTTGATCGGTTTGACTGGCGTCGCGGCTTTAAGTTTTCTACATATGCATGTTGGTGGATTAGACAAGCTGTTAGTAGACATGTAAGCATGCATAGAAACACAGTGAGGATCCCGTCACATACAGCAAGCATTGCTTGGAAAATACAGAAGTTAAATGTTGAATATGAAGAAGAGTTTGGACAGTTACCCACTGTAAACGAACTTGCAGATCTTTTAGGCGTGTCTGACGGTATGATACGTGCCAGCATAGAGTCCATAAATTTGACAAAAATTATGTCACTAGATACAAATCCGTGGACAGATTCAGAAGGGCGCACATTACTTGAAGTGATTGTTGACGATGAAGCTGTAAATATTGATAGTGAGCTTGATAAAGAAAAGATTATGATTGCAATAAAAAATTGCCTGGAAGGGCTATCTGAGCGTGAAGAGAAAATTTTGAGGCTTAGGTTTGGAATTTCTGATGATTTAGTCGCTAGCAGCGACTTTGAAGCTACTAAAGAAACAATTCAGCAAATCGCAAAGGGGTAAAGTTATGTCGATGCCAAAAGGATACAAAGTTGAGCATGGTTATGCAACTGTTGATAGCGGGTTAGGCTATAGAGAAATAGCAGAAAAGATGACAGATGAAGGTTGTAAGATGAATCACTCTACTGCGAGGAATATTTTTCTTTCAGCAATGTCAAAATTTGTAACAGAATTGTTTGATGTGTATAACATTCCCGTGTCAAAGGGTAAGATTAAGAAAGTATCATCTGATCCACGATTTCAGTCGGGTCTAATGACTGCCATAGTGGATTTAGAAGATGTTTCTCAATTTTATAACTTCCCTGAAGGTTGACATAATAAGGCAGACAGAGCTTCTTGAAGCATGTGATTGGTCTGAAGAAGATTTAGCTGTACTTTTACAGTGCACAGATGACGTAATTTTTGAAATAAAAAAATTAGATATTCTTATAGATAGCTTTGCGCAATTTGAAAAGATATTTATTGACAAGATGTCTGTACATGCACATGAAAGTCAGATACATATTGTTTTGAAGCATCTAAAAAATGATCTTCAAAACAATAAGATTAGTGAACCAGACAGGTGTTAAATGAGTGCTGTCTATACACAAGGTGATTTAGTACAAAATCAGTCCGAAGACAAGAATAACGAAATAGGTGTGTTAATCATGCCAGAAGACACACATCCACACTTTTGGAAAGTGCTTAGTACTAATGGTGTTGAAAGTTGGTTCGAATTTAATTTAAAAAAACTAGAAGTAGTTAAAGATGAAACCTAAAGCGCTTACAGATTTTTCGTGGTTTGACTTTGCAGACGGTGAAGTAATAGTTGCTGTTACAGATAAGACAACTATGACATTCAATCTTGAAGAATTTTCAGAGCTTTGCAGGATATTGAGTGACACACGAACTAGCTTACTTGAGTTAACTGAAATATCATGCGGAACATTTCAACATGAAGGTAAGACTTGCGAAGAATTAATCTATATACCTGGTGATGAAGAGTATAATTAATACAGCATCATCAGGTGATAAAAGTGATAACAAGATCACAGATTCTTGCTTTAGTTCCTCATAAAAACTTGAGTACTAAAGTGTGGAAAAATGAAAAATTATTACCTGAAATCAGGTTAAAGCTATTGAAAATTGCTCAAGATTTTTATGCTTACTTAGATGTGGGTGCACAACTATTAGATGTTACATTGACAGGGAGTCTTGCAAATTTCAATTATACAAAAGTGTCAGACTTTGATTTACACTTAATAATCAATTATAAAGACGTAGATGATAATGAAGCTTTAGTTGAAAAGTTATTGAGCGCTAAAAAGTCTGTGTGGAATCAAAAGCATGATATAACAATAAAAGGTCATGAAGTTGAACTATATGCACAGAATGAAACAGAACCACATCATTCTACAGGGGTATACAGCATTGTCAAAGATGATTGGATAGTAAAGCCTGAACGGATTAGGGGCGTCACAAATTTAGATTCTGCAAAAAAGAAAGCAAAACAGATAATGCGAGAGATCAATGTGATCTTAAAGTCACCAAATCGTATGCCAAGAATTGAAAAAATGAAAGAAAAAATAAAAAATATGCGGCAATCAGGTCTCCAAAGGTCGGGCGAGTATTCAGCAGAAAATTTAGCATTCAAACTGCTTCGTAGGACAGATTATATAAAAATGCTATACGACGCCTATGATAGAGATTATGATTCTTATATGTCACTTGATGAAATACATCAAAGCGAGAAATTAAAATGACAAAGTATCTTTTGATGTTTTTACCTGTAGTTTTCTTTGGCTGCTTTGCTAAGCATAATTTTGCAGGGAAGAATTTTGAATCTTCTAATAGTTTGTGTTTAGATGCACTTGTTGTCAATATGGAAGCAGACGGTTGCAAAAATATAGCTGCAGAGAAAGATGAAGAAGCTAAAGTATTGAAACTTTATTGTGATGATACTAAGATAGATGGGAACTCCCCGTGGGTTACACATACTTTTTACTTTGCAAGCACAGAGATTGTAGAGATTATAAAAATGCCGGGAATGCCTATGTGTGTAGACCCTAGTTTATCAATGACGTACGTGCGCCAAAGATAAGTTGAATAGATTGAAACATTTCAAATAGCGTGTTTAGAATCTAAAAATATGTAAAGGGCTTATTTTATGATGTATTCAACTAAGAAAATTTTTTCTCACAGCGAAATTGACAAGTTAAGTGAAGAGATTAAGTCATTAGGATTTAATATCTACTGCACTTCCGGCGGGTTTGATCCGCTTCACGTAGGTCATTTAAGGTGTTTACAACAGACAGCACTAATGTGTGAGGGCGGACCAACAGGAAGAGGAAAGCCGGGTGTCTTTGTAGTGATAGTTAACGGCGACGGATTTCTCTATCGAAAAAAAGGTTACGCATTTATGCCGCATCCAGAGCGTATGGAAATTGTCGCAGGAATCGATGGTGTTGATTACGTCCTCGGATGGGATGACGGTACACAGACTGTAACAGGCGCAATAGATGCCTTGAGGCCAAATTTTTTTACAAAGGGCGGCGATCGAGACTCAGCAGAAAACGTACCTGAGTTTAATCTATGTGAAGATATCGGCTGCGAAGTAATTTTTAATGTAGGCGGCGGAAAGATTAGATCTAGCTCAGAGCTTGCAAAGGCAGTTATGGAAGGTGAACTAAGAAAAGAAGCAGTAGAAAAAGGTCAAAAATAAAATGCAGTTTGATCATGTTGCAATTTGTGTAGAAGACATAGAAAGATCCGTAATTTGGTATAGAGAAAATCTTGATGCATGCATTTTGTATGTTGATAAAACATGGGCAATGCTTCAAATAGGCTCAACAAAATTAGCGCTTACTTCTAGGGGTCAGCACCCGCCTCATGTAGCATTTTTAGTTGATGATTTCAAAGAACAAGAAAAACCTAAGAAACATCGAGATGGTAGCAATTATATTTATAAATCTGATCCGGACGGTAATACAATTGAATTGATTAAATACACAGATTAGCCATCTTAGCTCAGTCGGTAGAGCAACGGTTTTGTAAACCGTAGGTCATCAGTTCAAATCTGATAGGTGGCTCCACAATTGCGGATGTAGCTCAGTGGTAGAGCTCCACGTTGCCAACGTGGTTGTCGCTGGTTCAAATCCAGTCATCCGCTCCAATTGGGGTGAGGTCCTACAGGCAAGGACACCCGGTTGTTACCCGGGAGGTTGCTGGTTCGAGTCCAGCCGCCCCAGCCAATATTGTAATAAAATAATAAAACTATAGTAGATCATATTTAATTATATGACATCTCGTTTCGTCAGTTTTATTTTCTATACACTATTCCTAGTAGGGTGCAGTGATTATAAGATACACGCACTAAATGAAGATGTTTCTGAACCCGGCGATATTGCAGTTGATTCTGCAGAGCCAACACCAGATCCAGATACTGCACCTCCCGAACCTGATCCAGTCTATCCAGATATAGAGGTGTCACATACGGCAATTGATTTTGGCAACCTCAATGCACTTGGAGATGTTGGGACAGAGGTTGTAACTGTTAAGAATGTTGGCGACGCTGATCTAAATGTAACAGATATTAGGCTCAATGTTGGATCAAGCGTCTACACACTCACGCCGCTCGGGTCACCTATTTTGTCGCCAGCACAGCAAAGCGACTTTAGTGTTTCATACGATCCAGTGACTTATGAGACTAATACAGAGTCAGTAACAATCATATCTAACGACCCAGACGAACCAACTGTAACAATCCCCGTCACAGGCAATGGGTCAGCCCCTGTTATTGAGATTGATCCTTACTATCACGATTTCGGGTTAACATTGATTGGCTGTGACGGTGAAAAAGAGGTTAAAATCTCTAATGTGGGAGATGTTGATCTTGTAGTGACGAGCTTAGACTTTTATGTTTCATATCCAGCTGAATTAGAGATCACATTATACGAAGAAGTTAATGGTCCACTTCCGTGGACAATAACACCAGGCGCTTCTAAGAATGTTATGATTGGTCACGAACCGTATGATGAACTAACAGACTCAGGATTTGTTGAGGTGAGGTCTAATGATCCTGTCACACCAATGGCACGTGCTGACCAGATAGCTGACGGTGATTTTGCGCTAGATTTAATAGATGACTTCGAGCAAGATGAAGTCACAAGCGCAGACATTCTTTTTGTTATTGATAATTCAGGCTCGATGTCTATATGGCAAACTGCACTTACAGATAACTTCACTTCCTTTATAGGCGTCTTTGGTATAACAGGTGTTGACTATCAGATTGCTGTCATAACAACTGACGACGAAACATTTCAAGGGCCTATACTAACAGACACAACACCTGACTTAGAGACAGAGTTTACAGATCAGGCAATTGCGGGAACATACGGTTCTTCCATGGAGAAGGGTCTTCACTACGCAGAGCTTGCTACATCACCTGGGGGTGATGCAGCACCCGGTGCTGGGTTTCTTAGAACTGATGCAAAACTAATTGTTATCTTCGTCTCTGATGAGAAGGACTGGTCTTCAAAGACAGACCTAGAATATGCAACCCACTTTAAATCTCTCAAGGCAACTGACAGCATGGCAGTAACACATGCAGTTGTTGGTGATTCACCAAGCGGATGCTCAAGCACAACGTCTTCTTGGGCCAGTGCAGATTATGGCGAGGGTTATATTGAGGTAACTGCACTAATGGGAGGTGAGTTTGTATCACTTTGCTCTGAAGATTGGGGTGCTGATCTTGAAGGTCTTGCACACGACTCTATACTGAACAGATCATTTGAGTTGACAGACATTCCCTATGAGGAAACAATTGTTGTAGAGGTTGATGGAACAGCGGTAAGTGATTGGACTTACAACGATATAGAGAATTCAGTTGACTTTATGGGAAGCTACGTACCAGAAGCAGGAACAGAAATAGAAATAAGCTACTCAGTACTTGCAGATTGTGATCTTTTTGGTGATACAGGTACTTAGATGATAACTTTTTAATTTCACTGTATAGTATATAAGTAAGCTTAAAATCAGAGGGAGCTTATATGAAACAGGAAGAAATTCAAGAGCTGATTAATATCAGAGCAAGCTTAATGGGTTATTACAGCACATTAGACGGTCAAGGTAACCCTGGCACTGCTGTGACGCTACAACGTGATGTTGCAGAAGTTGTTGAACAAACAGTAAGACGAATAGATCAACTACTTTCTCAATATGTTAATTTTTCATAACGTATTCATATGAGAGAAATTAAGGTTGATTATATCACATAAAAATAAATTTATTTTTTTTAAACCCATGAAATGTGCGGGATCTAGTGTTGAGCTTGCGCTTATTCCGTATTGTGGCGATGACGATATAATTACTGGCACTGGGTATGAGGAAGAATTAATAGGTTCAAACTTTCTTTATATACCTAAAAATAATCTTAAAATTGTTGACCAGATTTTAGATGACGGCAGCGTTGTTAATGTAGTAGATCCTACTTATCATACTCATACAACACCTGATGTTCTTCGTCAAGAATATGAAAGATATAATGAGATTTCTGACTATTATCACTTTTCTATTGTTAGAAATCCTTACGACGCGCTTGTATCATATTTTTGGTGGGCGTTCTACGGACCTAATATTGCTAAGCTGTGTCTAGAACAGTGTAGTGATGGCAGCACACGTATACAAATTGTAGGTTCAGAGAAAGTGCAAAAATATGATTATGAACTAGGTAGAACAATTATGCCAATGGTACACGATTCAGAATCAGTTTTAAGAATAAAGTTTCAACAATTTATAGAGTCTAAGTCTAATTTTGCAGAAAAGCATCAAATTTGCGGCGATAAAAATACCAGTATCTTAAGCTGGTTTGCTAAATTACAAAATGATTTTTGGTGTGAAAACAATGTTAATCTTTTAAAGTATGAATCTTTATTAGAAGATCTCAACTGTGCATGTAGTGATTTTAATATCAGCATTTCTGAAATGCCTAGACTAAAAATAAAACAACGAAAAGCTAATAAGGATTATACTGTATATTACAATTCTTACACTAAAGAATTGGTGCATGATGCTTTTAGTAGCATTATTAAAAAATTTAACTATGCGTTTTAGTGTAGCAAAATCAAGCGCTAACATACATATTAATGTATGCATAGGCTTTTCTATTTAACACTGGTTCTACTATTTAGCTGTCAAGCAGACTATTCAGTCGTAGAAAAAAATGTACTTGAAGCTGTGTCTGATTCTTTTGTGCAGGCAAGTAAGACAGGTTCACTAGATATATTGGTTGTGCTTGATACTTCCGGTTCGATGAGTGATAATTTTGAGACTGTCGGTGCAGGTATGCAGACACTTAAGTCTGATATTGAGCTCCTTACGGATGATTATCGATTCGGGTTTATAACAGGTGATCCCGAGCGGCTTGGGTTACAGGGTCCATATGATCGAAGCTCTACTGATATAGATCTTTTAATGGCACCTTCTCTCTTGCCCTATGCTTCAAGAGAAGAAAACTTTGCTGCCACATATATGTTTGCCCAGGAACAAGATGGTCATTTATTTTTTAGAGATGAAGCAGATCTGCTTATCTTCTTTATATCTGACGAAGAGGAGCAGAGTAATATAAGTGCTCAAATGTTTTATGACTGGATACATGAGTTTAAGAGTGATGCACGTGTTGACTCTGTCAGTATAGTCAACTTAGAAGGTAGTGATTGTGACACGGGCTGGGGCAGTACAGTAGGTTATAAATACATGGATCTATCTTCGCTGTTTCACAAGAGTGCGCTTGATATATGCGACAAAGAGTGGTCTGACTGGGTGTCAGAGTCTTCTTTCTTGACGATGTTGAAGGATTATGTTATGCTTACGAGGCAGCCTGAAGCAGGAAGCATAAAGGTTTATGTAGACGGCAGCGAGCTTAAGTCTGGATGGTCTTATAGTGAAGCACACAATACTATCTATCTTGATAAGATGCCTGACTATGGTTCATATGTGGTGGCGACATATCTAGTGGAGGAACGATGAGACTCACTACTTTTTGGCATGTATTGATTGGCTTGAATATGGGGCTTAGCGTTGTCAGTTGGGTTTTACAAGATACTAGTCTTTTAATGTTAAACATGCTGTCAGTTGTTGCATGTTGTGTTGCAGCTTACTTTGCTAGAATCAGGGAGGAAGAACAGAATCAAGAAGTATGATACCAAAAAATACATCATTGATTTTTTGTGTATCTCTGTACTTCTTATAAATGCAATTCAACTACTTTTATATTTGTGTGATTATTTTTATTTAATGGACAGCCTGTTTTTGATTTATAATTTTTTAATTGAAATTGTGCTTTGTTTAGTCCTTTTAATTCTTAATAAATAATGCAATATTAAACTAACAAATTTATAAAAGATATTTACAGGTAGAAGGAACGATGAGTTATAAATTATCAATTTCAAAGCTATTTTTTTTAGCAATTTTTATTAGTGCTTTCAGCTGGCCTTTAAATGCAGCAGAGTTAGTAAGCACACAAGTTGAAACAATTTCAGGTGTTTCTAATAAAGTCAAGAAGGCAGCATTAGAGTCTGCTGTAAGAGTTGTGCATGAACAAACAGGCAGTTATGGGTCTGGTTCATACGTGATTCTCGATGATCAATATTTTATTTTAACAGCAGCACACGTCGTTGATAATGACAGTGTGTTTATGATACAGAACGGCTTTGAGACTGTCTCTGGTAACGTTGTCTACAGGGATGATGTTAATGACATTGCTTTCTTAAAAGTACAACAGATGAAAAGCAGAACAGCTTTAAAGTACAAGGTGACCAGTAAAGAAGACCTTGTGGGAAAAACCCTTGTATACGCAGGTTATCCCAACAGTAATGACTTGTTTTTGTTTTTTGGAAATGTAGCGGGTTACAGGGGTGATGTTATAATGATGCATTCTTACGCTTGGATGGGCGCATCAGGTTCTGTTGTTCTTGACATGAGTGGGAGGATCGCTGGAGTTTTAAACGCTATAGACGTGGGATTTGGCATAGCAGGCCCACAATTAGTCGAAGATATGGTGTGGGTTGCTAGCATCCACAAGGTAGATTTAGAGAAACTTAAAAAGGGATCAGAAAAGAAAGAAGTCAATATTCATAAGAAAATTAAAACTAATTAATTTTATGTGTTAGAATTATAAGCAGCATCTGGAGAAAAAATGCAAAAGATTAAAAATTTACTAGGAGAGATTAAAAATCCTAAAATTAATCAGGATGTCAAAGACTTATTAAAAGAAGTTAATAGTATAACAAGAAAATTACAATCTGATCAAGCAGCAATACGTAGGCTTGAAGACGAAAACATAAGATTGAATAATGACATACTGTTAATCTGTGAAAAGTTAGATGTGACATCTTCAGATATTAAGACGTTCATGGAGAAGGCAGAAGATACAAAATCTGCTGCAATAGCAATCACGTCATGGGCAATCTTTTTTGTTGCAGTTTCAAGCGCTGTGTATGTTATAGCGAATAACTTATGACTAAGGTTATAAAATGGATATCTGGTAATGGTGATACACATGATTTTTTTCATATTGTTAAATGTATAAAAACGCATGTGCAAAATGATGGAAAAATATTTGTGGGAACAGATAGTTTTGTAACGGGTGATGATTGCGTTTTTGCAACTGCAATATGTTTGCATGGTGCGAGTGGGCAAAAAGGTGGTAAATACTTTTTTAAGCGTACTCACAAGTCTAGAAAAAAGTTTACTGAGCTTCTTGTAAGAATTTTAAAGGAAGTGCAAGACTCAATTGATGTTTCGTTAAACATTGCTGAAAGATTTCCTGATGCTCATCTTGAGATACACTTGGACATAGGCACAGGACAAAATAACAAAACAAGCAAATTTGTCAATATGCTGACTGCATATGCAAAAAGTACAGGATTTAAGTGTAAGATCAAACCTTACGCTTGGGCTTCTGCTTCTGTTGCAGATCGACATTCTAAGAAATACTTATAGGTAATGACACAAGATGAAAAAGCATTATATGTATTTGACTTTGATGACACGCTTGTCGATACAGCTAGTTCAGAACTCAGAGTAAAGATTACGCATACATTGCCGAGCGGCAAGGTTAAAACTTACATAAAGACATCAGATGAGTACGCTTCTTTTAAGTTGCCAACAACAGGAAAGATTCAATTAAACTTTGCTGATTTTGAGTCTGTTCCTGACGATATAGCACTTAAGACAAAATATTTTACACTTCTACAAGAAGCACTGTCAAATAGTAGAGCAGTTGTGATAATATTAACAGCAAGAGCAGCTGCTAAGCCTGTTGCTGCTTTTCTCAAAGCAAATCTCAAGGGCCGGTCTCCTAGTGTTGTAGCTGTGGGCACAAGTGATCCTTTTGCAAAATCAAGTTATATAAAAAATCTAATTGATAAGCATAATTTCAATCATATTTACTATTACGATGATGCTAAGAAAAATATCGAAGCAGTTGAAACATTGGAAGCTGATCATCCTGAAGTATCGTTTGATCTTTATCACGTAATAGACGAGTAACAAGAAACTGTTATTTCATAAAAGGTCAGGTATATGAAAATTACACGCAGGCAACTAAGGCAGATTATAAAGGAAGAGATAAACTTGTTACTTGAGTCTCCGCAGGACGAATATCTAAAAAGTTTAGAAGCAGAAGTTCATACTCAAATAATGAATGGTTTGTCACAAATTGTTCAGAATGACGACATCGAAATATCAGATGATGGTATGGATGAAATTAGCGACGGCCTTAGCAGCGGTGAATGGAAAGTTAGTAGAAAAGATGAAGAATCAGCGTCCCTTGACTGGGAGGCTCAAACGTTCAGAGATGACCTGATTACCAGTGGAATTCCAGGAGAAGATGTTGATCAAGTACTCGATGATATTAGCTTCATTAGCGCAGTCAACGTTCAGAGAGGTGCGTTTGACTCTGTGTTTGGTGAGGGTGGATTTGATGCACTAGCTATCGGTGATATGTTTTCAAACGTTGAAGAGTTAGTGAATAAAATTTCTCAGAGTACAAAGTCGCCTTCAAATAAAAAAGAATATACAGGTCCCAAAGGGAAAGGACAGACTCGCTATATTGTCACGTCGCAAATAACGAAATGGAGAGACGACGAAGTAGCAGATTACGACTCCGCAGTTTTCTTTCTTGTTGATACAACTGACGGGACAAAGTTTAAAGTAAGAGGAGACGAACTTCCATACATACTACCCTCAACAGAAGGGGAAGTTGAAATCTTTGACATATTACCTTCAACTAACAATAGAGAAAGTCATCTTGTTGCAGACTTGAATGGGAAAGAATTTAGACTTGCGCGGAAGGATATTTAGATGAAAATCACACGCAGACAACTAAGACAGATTATTAAAGAAGAGTTAATCATTCTGTCAGAAAAGTATGCAGGTTACCACCCAGATGAATCATATGAAGAAGGAACAGTAAAAAATTTAATGCTCGATAAAGAGACGTCACACGGAGGCTGGCCCGAAGGGGACAGTAAAAGTTTTACAAGTGATGAACCAGTTAATAAACAGATTGCTGATTGGTTAAAATCAATGAAGATGGTAAAAAAATGAAATGGCTACTTAATCTTTTTACAGAGCATCCGCGATCTATAGGTGAAACATATTGGCAACATTTTTGTGTTGCATCTAGACTTAGCGCTCGTTTAAGTATAGCATGTTCTTCACAACTTGCACACGCAGTGTTTCCGTTTATCAAGCCTCCCTTTGGGAGTGACGTAAACTCTTTAATGAATCTATTGCAAGAAGTGAATCCTCAAAAGAGGTCAACGAATAATGTAGATTATGAAGATCTAGATGATTTATTTGGTGCAGATTAAATGACAAAATCTGAAGATTCTGATCTAATGAAAAAAGACATTTTAAATCTTGTGATTGCTGATGTTGTTGATCTAACTGACGGCCCGTTTGATGTGACGTTTGCTTCTGACGACGGTGGCACACATATTCAAATTGCAATTGAACATCACGAAGACGGTCAGAAGATTGTTGAGAGGTTTAAAACAAGTATGCATGGATACAGAGTAATAGTTTTAAAAGTACCTGAAGGATATCTTGACCTGTAGTAGATAATTACTATTGAGGGCTTTAATATGTCACAGGACGAAAGAAATATAACTCAAGACTTTCTACGTGAGTTAATGAGAGAGCAGTATAGAAGAGTGCTTGAAGATAAGGTTGATGAAAGAATAAAGTCTACTGAAGAAGAAGTAGATGAAAATGAAGAAGATTGGGAGTGTGTTGACGTTGATCCACCTGCTGAAAATCTTTCTGAAAGAGATATCACAAAGGATTTTTTGAAGAAGATTTTGAACGATTAAGATTCAATGTCGGGACTTTAAGTCCATCACTATTCCATCCGCCAAGTTGCCAGCTAGGGTAAAGTATGTGCCCCTTCTGTGCAGAATGATGCCAACCTAGTGCATGCCCTATTTCATGTTCTAGTACACGCTCTCTAACTTTCTCTGGCAGAAATATTTGTGCCCAATGTGCTTGACGTGTCTCAGTATCATAGTGCATGCTTGTTGATCCATAACTTTTGTCAAATTTAAAGTCTTGTCCTGCGAGGCTGATTACTATATTTCCATAGTGTGCGTTTTCAACACAACTTGATTTGTAGATATAACCAAACTTATACCCTAAGTCTTCCCACCATGACAGTGCTTTTTCAACTTGAGCTATTGTAACAGGTGCGTGATTGCATACTTTAACATCGGGCTTTGATTTCCAATTTGCAAATTTTTCAGCATTATCTTCTTTAACTTCAAAGTAAGAAGGATGTACGTATCTTACAGACGACCTGTTGCTTTCAGGATAATCAGAAGCAACTAGTGTTGTACTTAGAACTAATGAAAGAAAAAACATACATCTTTACATATCAATATAAAAATGTTTGATGTTTATAATTTTCTTTACATACTTAATTGTAGGTCTTTTACAAAAATAAATTTCGTGTTGACCGCCGTCGACTAGTGAGGTGTAACCCTCATGATTGAAGCCTGTACCTGGTAAAAAATACGCCGGACCTCGGAGGGGTCGTCGTAGGGGTGGCGTGAGTCAAGATATGAAACCGCAAAGTCGCGCGCCGGAATCTGTCTTGACCCCCTTTCTTTTAGGAGTGTAGTTATGAATAGAATTAGAATAAGTGTTGATAAATTAAAACAATTAAACAACAGCATTAATCGATGTTATTCTGAAGCTGAAAATGCTAAACTCTTGTCTATACTTGGGCTAGTCATCGCAATGCTTAGTCTTGTTTTGCACATGTCTTAACTTTGAGTGTCTTGTAAGTTTTTTAAATGCTGCTTCAGCTTTAGATGCAGTTGACCTATTTTTAAAACTTTCTGTGTAGATAAGTGTGACAGGTCTTCGACTACGAGTATATTTCGCACCCTTCTTTGAACAGTTGTGTTCGTATAATCGCCTACTAGTATCTGTCGTAATACCCGTATAAAGTGTGTTATCAGCACACTCAACTACATAAAGGAACCATTTGTTTGACTTTTTTATATCTTGATTGTTTCCCATTCACCAATCCAGTTAGTGTACTTTACTCTTTTAATTCCAGCATCACTCATTGCCTTCATACAAAGCTCACAAGGTTTAGCCATTGTAAGCGCATGACTGCACTTTGCAAATCGCATAACTTCAATTTCGTCCCCTGGTTTTGCAAATCTAAGAACATTCATCTCAGCATGCATGTGTGAAGCCCAAGTTCCGTCTTCATATTGACGCTTAAATCTCGGGTGGGTTTTATCTGTGTTCTCACCAATCTTTACGATCCTGCCGTTTCTTTTAAGGATGGCAGCTATGTGATAAGTGCGACCATTACTTAATGCTAATGATCTAGCTCGATAGTACACCTGTCATGATGACTCCTTTAGAAGATCTACAAATACTTCTTGTTGCTTTTTTGTGATTTTAATTAGGTAAGATTGACTTATCCATACTGTTTTTTTATTTGTTGAAATCTTAACAATTGCTCTTGTATTCTTTGGGATAATTTTTTTAATTACCCCTGGAAAGCCTGCTAGCTCATGTTCAGGATCTGTAATCAAAACAATATCACCTTTTTTTACATGTATGAGATCTTTGAGGAGTACGTTTGAATTGTCCATTTACTACTTTTTATTTCTTCTTATTCTAATTTTCTTAGGGTCTTTGTCACTTAATGTGCTTGCTAAAATTGTTATATAACCACCCTGGTTAGCATCTAAGAGTGTTACAGCTGGGCCATGATTATCATTAGGATGAAACTCTATAATTTCTCCATAAATGCTTTTATTCAGTGCAAATGTTTTACCCCAAGCAAGATCACCTGATTTCCAGTCTTCCCACTCTGTGATGATCACCTTGGTGGGTCTTACTGTTTCCTTGTTTTTTCGTGTCGAGTTTTTCTTTTTTTTTCTAGGCATAATTAAAACTTTTGATTATTAGCAGCTATTACAAACATTATGCAAACCATGAATCCAGCTATAAACCCTTCAATAAATAAAATCATTTTTATGCAATTACTTCTTCTTAGACTTTTTCTTTTTTTTATTTTGTGCCGCGGGTTTTGACTTTACTTGATGTTTATCTTTTTTAGGCATCCCCCACGGGTCTTTACCTGTAACATCGTATTCAAGCTTTTTAAGTTCTGAAAGTCTTAAGCTCTGTTTCCAAACTTTTGCTGCATAATCGTAACAATCATGATTGGCACTATAGTTGTTATTTAGTCCGTCATTTTTAATACGTCTTTCTGCTTCTTGCGCAGCCTTAATGAGTGATTTAATATTTACTTCCATTTCTCGAAGAGCAGCCAGCTGGGCTTTCCAGATAATATCTTTATTCATACATCACTCACACAGACTAATGACCCACTAAATTACTGTGAGGCGATCCTCAACAACATCTAAAATATTATCAAGCGCATCTTCAGAAGTACCAAGCTTCGACTTAATTTTTGCAATACGTAGCGCTGCTCTAAAAGCCTTGATATCTAATCTATCTTTGTAATCACTAAGTGTGACTTTTCTATCTTCTTGTAGTAGACTAATTTCATTTTCAATTGTCAGTAATTTTTCTACTAGCTCTTTAACAACTTCTTTATTAGACATGCCTTCTCCTTTAATAACACTGTCATGACAATATTATACGGTACAGATAGATCAAATTACAAAAAGAAATTATAAATTCGCTACAATTTCTGAACTATGCGAAGTGTAGTAGGCTTGAGATTTCTTATATCACCATCATCAAATAGAATGTCATAAGTAAGAATATTATACTTTTGACCGCGTACATCTTGTGGAGAGAATCGTTTTTTTAAGACAATACCGCGTTGGCACCCATCGGTGACATTCTCAACTAAATCACCTATCTTAAGATTTTCTTCAGTTTTTGACACATAATAAATATGTGTTCTTAAAAATAGATTAGTTTCTTTTTAGTTACAGATGTTTTCCCACTGAATTTTTATGTCCTTGTGATTATTAATGATAACTTCTTTAGACTTCTTGTTTGTTTTTATTTCACTAGTATTAAAACACATTTTTTTGCATACTAAAGTCCAGGGTGATATTTCTAATGAATGGACAACACTAGACCATAAGACAACATCAACTGACTGAGTTTTTATAATATGTGGGTGTTTTGTAGTTGCAGGAGGTACGTATGATTGACCCACAACACACGTCTCTTCTTGTGCGTAAGATGCTTGCGTCATGCTAAATATGAGAAGTATTATAATTTTAATCATCATCTTTTCTTTTAAATTCTAAAACATTATCAGGGTTTTCTTTTGTGCAAGACTTTGATGTAAAGTTGTTAAACTTTTCGAAACCTTCTAAAGCGTCTACTGTCTCGTTAATCAGGGATTTTAAATTCAATAGCGTTTCTTTTGAGATATGTAAAACATACTCATCGTCAAAGTGAAGTGTTGCATAGCCACCCTCATTTGCAAAAGATACAATTTTAACAACACCCTTACTTTCATCTGGAAGCCACAATTTTGCAACTTCATAAAATTCATAGTCACTCATTGGCTAACTAATTTCCATTTTGAAATGGTACTCCCTGCAGGATTCGAACCTGCGACCCACGGCTTAGAAGGCCGTTGCTCTATCCAGCTGAGCTAAGGGAGTATGAGAATATTATAATATGTCTCTTTGTGTTTTACACGTAACTTACTTACAACAGACTCTATAGACTTTCATATATTCATCTTCACACAGGAGCTGCCATGTAGGATTGATGAGCGTGTGTTTGAATGGAATAGCATAGTACTCAGCCCGTGTCCACAGATTGTCGACAGGAGAATATTTACATGCAACCTTTAATATTCTCTCATCAGGTAGATTACCGAAGTATAGTGATTCACATCCTGCCGCATCAATGTTGACTATGAGGCCGTCAACACATGTGCTACCTGATACTTCTAGATTCTTACCTGCGAGGTTTAGTTTTGAGTAGCAACCTGTTGTCAACATCAACAGCATAAGGCTTGCAAACTTCATGTCCTTCTAATTGCTTGTCGCACAATGCTTCTTAGCGTAAGCGCGTGTGCTTCATCAAGGTCGTCCGCATTACCTGCGCTAGAAGGATCCCAGCCCATTGACTGTGCAAACTCAATGATTTTTTTATACTCACCTTCAGTCTGTAGTTCTTTTGTCCGCTTTAATATTTTGTCAATCATCTTCTTGTTTGCATCTGCAATAATTTCTTTTCTTCTTTTCAGTATTCTTGAAGATATAGACTTTCCAATAATTGGCCCACGCCACTTTTGTCCTAAATCTTCAAATCCAAATATGCCGGGTATCGCCCAACTATCTGTTGATATTAGCTCGCCATATAATTTCTTACCCTCAGGTGTGCCCATCTGACTAGCTATTAAATCTATTATGTCGTCTCTATTTCTTGTCGATTTCCCAAACATCATTGCGAGCGGCGAATTTGATGGATCGATATGGTCATATTCGAGCGGCCCGTAATATTTAGGTTCCTTTGTCGAATCAAATATAAGATTCCTATGGTGTTGCAGGTTCATGAAAAAACCTTTGGTAGAATCAAGAAGTTCAATTCTACGTTTAATCATCATTGGTAGCGCTGCAAACATGCCTATTACAAAGACACCAGCTGCAGCAAGACTAGTAAGTGTAACTGCTGAACCAGTGACTGCTTCTGAAAAGCCTAGATATCTCAACGCATTTGGAAGTGTGCGCTTAAGTGTAACACCAGTAAAGTATTCAGTGTGCGGAGTTTTTGCCCAAATCCAGCCAGTTGCTTGACATGCAAGATATCTAAGTGATTGTGCAGGTAGCATATCACATGCAATTTCAACTGCTTCATTAAGCTGAGCACGTTGAAACTCTACTTGGATGAGTTGTCTTAATGATGATTCTGTGATTTTCATTCTGTAAGATCCTTAGACATTTGCTGGATCAACTTTCTTAGAGTAAGTTCGTGTGCTTCTTTTATAGATCTACCGCTTTGGGCTCCTGCCCATTTCACATTAAATCTTCCAAAGTCTGCCATTACTATTTCCCCCGAACCAGGCCGTAGTAACCAATTTTCACTATGAAGGTCCATCGGTTGGAATCCAGCCGCCTCGAGCTTCGCCATTGCATTTATAGCACCCTTTACAGCAGGATCAGATTCAGCAGCTGACGCTCCAATTGTATCAGCAATTGTCGTATCACCTAAATTTCTACCAATACTCCTTGCTGTACCAGGTGGCGACCCTACGCTTGGCGTAAATTTACCGAGGCTTCCACGAGAATGCACCCAAAAACGAGTACTTGAAATTCTTGCAATTTCATCGTCTAATAATTTAAGATATTTGTAGACGTTCGAGACATCTTTATTGGCTTTTTCTCTCTGGCGTGTTTCAAACTTTACAGTTTTCCTAAGCTTCACTAGATACTCTAAGACACCAGGGACAATTTTTTTAAGACTTTCTTTTTGCGCTGGCTGGTTGATCAGGTTGACTTGAGACCAGTCAATTTTATTAAAAAGTGCATTTGCTTCTGGCGATACAGTCTTAGGGTTATTTGCGACCTTTATGACAATACTCTTTATGTTATTGGTAGCACCAGGACCCATAATACCTGTTAGTCTATTATCTAACGATTTGCGAAGTTGTGTGACAAATACATCAATATAGCTGTCAAATAAATCAGGATCTTTTAAAATCTTTTGTGAGATATTTTTTTCTGTGTCGAGAAATAATTTCCTGACACTCGACGGCAAAGGTAAAAGTCGCTCCATTACAATGTAATGCGGTTCGACATTAAATTCTCCTTGCAACTTTAACTTACCGATTTTTAAAACGCGAGGAAGGTATTTTGCTGTGTCTGCATCTAGTGATGCTCGCTTCTTTAATATCCACCGTGCAGCTTTCATGTTTGAGTCGGGAGACATGTTGCCAATAATTTTAAGTGCAACCTCTTTGTGAATGCCGATAGCATCATCTAATCGAATGATGAAAACCTCACCGTCAGCACCCGCACCTGCTTTACTCAAGAGTTTCCCACCAACCTGTTTTTCAATTGCTACTCTATCTACAATAGACATGCTTCTTAGTGCATCTGATTTTTTAATTTTAGGAACCGGAGGTTGTCGATTAGTAGGAAGTGCTATAACACCTTTCCCAGCGCCATATAGTTTGTCTGCTGCCTTTATAGCTTCATCAGCAATTTCTTTTGCAAGACCAGTGTTTGTACTCACTCCAGCTTTAGATAGTCTTGTTTCTTTAAAATTTGTAAGTGATTGCCTAGCTGCTTTGATCTCTGAAGGTGTAGGGTATTTGATTTCTGAAGGTGTAGGGTCCGAAGCCTTACCGCTGGCCGCGATACCAGCTTTTGTGATGTTACGTGACAAGATCGGAAATCGTGAAGCAAGTGTTTGTACAGCTATCTTACCTATTCCAAATGAAACTAAAATCACGGCAGTTACTATAACAAGAAATGCAAGCTGAACAAATGCTTCGTCTAACTCTTTTTTATAACTTTCACGTTCAGATGGGTGTAGATTGGATCTTGCAAACGCTGCTAGCGCAGTATTAAGTCTTCCGATTGCACTACCAAAGTCCCATGCAAATTGGATCCCTGTAATTTCTAAAGCAAGATCTTTAATATTCGTTAGCTCACCAACAGTACTCTCACCTCGCGATCCACGCGCTGTTTTGCCTGTTGACCCCTGAGGGACAATCGTACTCGTAGTTTCTATTGTCAATACACCTTTTTCAGGATTGTTGATAACTCTTTCTAGTGAAGCTTGAGTAAATCCTTTTGCAAGCTTAAACATTTTGATGTTTTGTTTAGACTTTTTCGTAATAATTTCCTGACCTGAGCGCATTAGTTTTGATACACTCTTTGACCACAAGACAAGTTTGTACTGTCCTTTTTCACCAATTAAAGTTCCTTCAACGTTTATGTCTTTTTTGAGATTGACGCTAGTACCAAGCTTGAAGCCCGTACCAAACCACGAATCAGGGTCGCTTGCCTCACTAAGTTTCTCGCTTATCGAGTTAATGTATTCATACACCTTCTTTCTAAACTGACGCGCGGTTTTTCCAGAAGGATTGTCTATTAGATAATCTTCAATAGCGTGAGGTAAGTCAACACCTAAGTCCTCAAAGTCAACTGTCTTTGATATAAGTCTAAGTGCTTCTTCCTTGCCGTAAAGAGATAACAACTCATCGGCAGCCTGGTGAGCGTGTGCGTCGACTTCGATGTGTGACTTAATATACTGTTGACGTCCAGCACCGGATGGTGGGATTGACTTAGGTTCCTTTTTAAAGTTTTCAAACGCATCGAGCAAACTAATACCTTCAGACTCGGCTCGTGCTGCAACCTGTTGAAGGTGTACTATCTCATGTCTCAAGATTGCTGCACCCTTTCGAGCTATTCTTTGAGCATTAACGTCGTCATCATTAAAAGAGTCGTCAAACAGTGACATGTTGAGAACCACTGCCTGTTTGCCATCTGGTGTAACTGTCGCGTAGCCACCTGATATAACACTGTCAGGATACTGCGGTTTATCTGGGGTTAACAGGAAGCCCGGATTAGCATCCAATTCAGGTGACTGGACTGCTATAATAATATCTTGCTCCGCATTGTTGATTGCATTTTGTAGTGTGTCTTGCAGATATTGAGCAGCACTTGTTTGGTGCATTAAGCCCAGACCCGGGACATCTTCGTAGTCACCGTCGTCTTCTGTGTTTCCTTGCTGCCAGAAGTTAGAACCCGCTATAACTTTCTCAAGAGAACCGTATAGTGCCTTATCAAGCTCAGTTGATTCAGTAAGTACTTCTTTAATAATTTGTCTAAGCTGTTGTCTTTTTAAATGCACGCAATTAAGCCTCTAAAACTAATTATCATTTATAATTAGAAGAGACTTCTGAAATTACATCTATCATTCCAGAGTAAACATAACTTGTTTCATTCGGCCACTGGACATATAACCATGTCATTTCTGTATCGTAGATATCTTCATACTTGTCTAGAATGATTCCAATTTTTTGATCACACATTCTGTGATCATCATTCCAAATAATTGCATCGCCTATTTCCAAACTAGTTCCAGAAGAGCTGAACCATTACAATCATAATGGATAAGAAAATGCATATCAATGTCTTAGGTGTAAACATTGTCTCCCCTGCTAGCAGCCATGTGAGGAGAGGGAATACGAGATAAGAAGCACCAAAGGCGACAAGACGAGGCCCCCACAACTCATTCATCGCCTGGTACATGTAATTCACACCATACCAGAAAGAAAAACCAATTGGGATAGAGAAAATAAGCGTTGCGTGCACAGGTTTGTTTTGCCACCATTCCCAAACAAATTGAGAGTTAAGCTGAAACCATGCAAATGTGTGCCCAAGCGTAAATAGAAAAAAGCCGATAAAGAATTTAGGGTAGTCTGTAATCAAAGTATAATCTCTTAGTAATTCTAATGTGGTATAATCAGATGTTTTGAATTATCTCTAAGTCTGTATAACATTCTTCTGAAAGTCCTGAATCATTATTCCATGCATCAATTGACCATTTAACTCTTACAACTCGCATTAAAGCTTCTGGACCCTCATCATTGTGAATTGTCTTTTCATCAACAGAAATAATAATCCCCACAGGACACACATTTTTTGGCAAAACGTGTCTATTTTTACTTTTTCTTCTTTCAACATACCTGACAAGATCGCCAGGCTTCACAATATTTTGCTAGCTTTTCTTATGGGCGGAGGACCAAATTCAACTTTTATGTACCTATTTTTGTGCTCACTCCACATAAATCCTGATAGTCTCATTTTGTTATCAAGACTTATTAGATTTTCTCTACCGACTGTTAAGCACCTGCCTGACGATATTGCGTCAAGTAATAGTTCATCTAAGATTAGCGCTTTTTGTGCCATCTCCTATACATATCTGCTCTAGGTGAAATCTAAATTTTGGCCCTTCGTTGCACCAATACTTTGCACGTTTTGTAAGCTTATTAATTTTTTTATCAAATCTCGCTGATTCTCTTTCAAGAATGCCTGTGACCATCTTTGTCTTTTTAGGCGTCATTTTTTTTGCATTCTTTAATCGACCCTGTAATTCCCTAACACGTGCAGACTTTTTGGATTGTGTTTCATTAAGCTTAAATTTAATTTTCTTAAGTTCAAATTCATTTTTTGTTGTTACTGATCCGACTAAGACTGTGCATTTTTGCATGCCCTTAGCCTTATTCATCCTTGATTTTCCTCGTGCTCCAGTAGACGGAGGATAAAAATCATCTGCTGTTAATTGATCGAAAAACAACACAGTAAATGCATCGAATTCTTTTGAAGTTAACACATATAGATAGTCAAGTTTTTGTTTCTTGACCAGCGTTTCCCAGTCAGTTTGAAGTTCAAAAGCAGAATATTTTCCTGAGCCACTTGTAAGTTTACATTCAAGTTCTTTTTTAATTTCAGGAATAATGATATCCGCCTGACCTGTCCGACCATCTGAAGTTGCACCTGGAAAAACTTCTGATATAGCTTCAGCAAAAAACTTTTCTTGTGCGTGTGATAGCATAACATTTCTACGACCGCTATTTGCTAAAAGGTCTATGTCAAACTCACTGTATAAGGTTTCAATTTGCGAGTGAAAATATTGCATTTTTTGAATTGCTTTCTTGGCCATGTCTTTTGTCAAATATGACATTTGTCTACTCTTTTTTAAAGTTAGCGCTTGGACGCTGTTTCATTGATTTGTAGTCTTCAACTACTATTGAAATTTCTTCTGTGTCAAAGTCATATTTTTGTTTAATATCCCAAAGTGACTTTTCTATCTCGTCTGTTATTTCGTCTTCTTCTGCTACAACAATTGTTTTAGGCTGTGTATAATTAATGATTCTTTTAATGAATTTTATCAAAAGACACCTCTTTCAAAAGCTTTGATAAATAATATACAACTTTTTAGTTTATGTATATTTTAATCAGCTTTCCATGTGCCTGCTTGATTACCAACGTCAGTCCATCCTTTTCTGGTCGTTCTAGAATAAAGATCTAAATACGGCCCTTTGCTTCTTTTTTCGACCCATTGATAGAATTCTTTGGGCTTCCTTGAATGTTCCCTTCGTGGCGCAAGAATATAATCTTTTGATGAACAAAGGCCTCTATCATTTGGTACAGACTCTTTTTCTAACGTTCCGCTATATCTTGTACGCTTTCCGTTACCTTTGTCGTACCGCACTGCAAAGACACACATTTCTGTATATCTCATTCCATAAGGCGTAGGGCTTCCTACATTTGACTTGACCCAAGGTATTAGCGTAATGGGTGTGAAACCAATACTTTCACAAACGTCTAGAGCCTGAATAATGCCTTGATTTTTTCCACCTGCAAATGTATTTACAGTCCAAAGATAAAGATGGGCTTCAGGAGCAACTGGATTTTGTGAAATCCAGTTTTGAATAGTTCCAATTATCTCTTCTTTTGTCTGGACAGGATAATGGGTTGATGCTTGTAACGTTGCATGCCCAACACCTCCTGTTGACTTTTTCCACGGCGGGTCAATGACTAAAGTTTTAAACATTTATTTCTCAATTTAAAGTGGCTGCCCCTCGCGGGCTCGAACCGCGGACAAGGTGATTAACAGTCACCTGCTCTACCAACTGAGCTAAGGGGCAATAAAAAATTATGATTGCGATACTTGCTGACGCTTAAGTCTAATCATTGCAAACTTTTCTTGTGCTTTGATATCACCTGCTGCATGACCTGATATAAATTCAGGTCGAGTTGCTTCACCAGTACTATATGATAACTCTTTCTTTAAGCCATCGGTCGACCAGCCTCGCTTTTCAAATCTTTTGATTTTAGATTTAATTCTTTTCTGGTGTTGATTTTGTCTTTCTAACTTGTTTCCCATTGTGTAATTCCTTCTCCGAATAAAATAAGCTGTGGATTTAAATCGATGGAATCAGACCCATCGATTTTCTTTATATAGATATTATACTCATTTAGGCTATCATTGAACATATTTTGTGCTGAGCTTAAAACTTCTTCATTAATATGACACAGCCCTGTGTATGATATTCCTATCATGACACCACAAACATAAGAAGGCTCTGCTTCTGCTTGCAAAAGTTTTGATACGGGATCATGCATAAAATAATCAAGCTTACTCTTTATGATGTAATCTTTTTTAACATTGTGATTATCAAAAAATTGAATAAACTTTAAAGTATTTTCACATTGATTTTTTGAGCTAACGCCATACACTAGTTTTGATACAACGATTTCATGAGATGAGTTTAGCATTTTTATATCTTTTAAATGGTAGGGATACCGGGACTTGAACCCGGAACCTGCGGTTTATGAGACCGACGCTCTAACCAATTGAGCTATATCCCTATGAACTTTATTATAACATGCTTAACAGTAATTTACACATTATTCAACATAATATGTGTAGAACTTTCCCTCTGACCCGAGGCAGTCTGTTTGATGAATTGTGCTTTAGCTCGCAACTCTTTTAAGCTACAGGCACCAGTATAAGAAAGTCCGCTACGAACCCCTTTCTCAAGTGATGATAAGACATCAGACACATCACCCTTGTATGGTACAGTTGATGACACACCTTCTTCTGACGCTGTGTGACCTCGCCAATCCATTTGTGCATCTTTACTAGCCATACCTCTATATACTTTCCTTTGACCACCTTTGTCAAATATGGTATCACCAGGTGATTCTTCTGTTCCTGCAAGCAGAGAGCCCAACATTACAAAATCTGCACCTGCTGCAAGTGCTTTTACAATATCACCGCTAGTTCTAATTCCACCATCAGCAATAAGCGCAGTGTCACGATCAGATCTTGCACAATCAATTACAGATTGTAGAGTGGGCATTCCGTGACCCGTTTGAATCCTTGTTGAACAGATTGAACCTCCACCGATGCCCACACGAACTGAGTCTGCACCCCAATCAGCAAGATCATTAAAAGCCTCGAGCGTTGCAACATTTCCTGCCATGATGTGAACACTATTGCCAAGAGTATTCCGCAAAGTTTTAAGCGCATGGCGCATAAGTGTGTGATGACCGTGAGCAATGTCTACACAAATGACTTTTGCACCAGCTCTAGCTGCCAGTGAAGCACGTTCTATATAATCACCCGAAACTCCCACAGCAACACCAACTATTTCATTTCCATCCGGATAATCCATTTGTAATGCCTTTTCAACCATTGCAACTTGATCAGTCACTGTGTTATATCTGTGAATAATTCCAAGACCTCCTAGCTCTGACATAGTACGAGCCATTTGTGGTCCAGTGACTGTATCCATCGGGCTTGATATTACAGGCAGTCTAAATCGATGATTATTATCTAGATAAGCTGTGAGTTCAATTTCTTTCCGTGAGGTGATATCGCTAAATTGTGGCACTAGCAACACATCGTCAAAACATACGCTATTGTTCATTTTCTAATTCTCCTAAATAATCTCCGTAAAAATCAAAGCAGGCAGAACGTAAGCACTTTCTTTCATCTGCGTAAGTCCAAATAATAGTCGGGGTTGACCTACCGTCTACTAAAGAATACTGACATGCAACAAACTTTCCTATAGGCAGCTTCAACAACGCATCACCTGGAATTGAAATATTAGCAGGCTTCTCTCTTTTTATCTTCATAGTCTTTCATTACCTTTTTCTTTATAACTTTTCTCAAGCCGGGATTAATCTTCAAGGCCTGAGGTATGATATTATTTCTAATGTATGATCGAGCAAACTTGTCATCAAAATTCCCGGGATCTGTGACATACGGTATATCTTTTCTATCTACCCAATTCCAGATTTCGTTCTTTGTAGTAGATAAAAAGGGACGAATAGTTTTGTTTCTTCGATACGGGATTAATCGTGGATTACCATGAAAGCTTGTAAATGTCCACCACTCAACAACGTCATCTAGATGATGTGCAGTAATTACCGGTCCGTCGAGTGATTCAAAAAATCTATATCTTTCATTCCGCCAGTACTCTTCCCATGATTCTTTGCTGTCTTTTTCTTTTTGAATATTGCCAATCACTAACTTAATATCATTCTTTTCACAATAGCTTTTTACAAATTTCTCTGCGAATCTACCGAAAGGAGTGTCATGATTAAAGTGTGCAACAGTTACATCTCGCTTTCCGCGAATAAGAAAGTCAAGAATCGCCATCGAGTCAGGACCGCCAGAACAAGCAACATATGTCTTTTCTGGTAGACTACCGAGAACTTTGATCATTAGTAAAGAATGCTGGCAAGACCTGCGCCTGCAAGAAATACAACGCTCATAATACTTAATGTTGAAAGTGTGCTTGAAAGAATTCTGTCATATCTGTCAAGACGAGAATTAAGATTTTCAAAACTCTCAGCAATTCGTTCAAGTTGATCATCTGTAAGGTGCGTTGCAGTTAAGTTAGTTTCTTCTGTAGACATTTTTCTCCTTTGTCTGTTACTATAATTGTATCATGTATTCACATACTATACACGAGAAACATAAAAACTATGCTAGTTCAACATCGTTAGCATGAATAACATCAAGTCCTCTATTACTAGACAGGTGAACACGTTCAGTCTCAACTGTTTTTATAGGACGACCTTCTGTATAATAATCCATCCAGTCAGATTCAACAACTATTCCAATGTCACCTGACTTTTTTATCTTAACAACGTCGCCTATCTTGAATGTAAATGGGGGTCTTCTAATCATGTTTATCTTCCTCTAGCTTATAAATCTCGTCTTCACGAGCCGTTTTGATATCTCCATTGAATAAAATGTCATACCACTTTAAGTCTTGCGAACTACGTTTTCTTGGTGTAGTACCTACTATTATACCGATTCTTAAATTAGATGCAGAGAACCCATAGTAAGAATCTTCAATTGTATGACGTGTAACTAAGTCTCCTACTTCAAACATTCTACTGTTTGCGTATGAACGCTAATGGTAAGAGAAGCGAGACAAACCAAGGAACACTAGTAGTGTTTATAGTAGAGCAACCGCCTGTAGTGTCTTTTGCATGGTTGTACTCATCGAGATTTGTCATTCCTTCTCCGTAGTCAGTGCCTTCATCCTGTTCCTGCTCTTCTTCACTATCGCCTGTGTCTACGTCACCCGTATCTTCAGATTCTGTGACAGGTTCATCTTCTTCGCCATGATCTTCGCTTGCTGGTTCGTAATAGGGTTGAGATATTGTAAGACCTTCAAGTGACAAACCTAATTCATAGTGAAAGGGATCGTACCACCCGGTGTCAAAATTCCCAACAAAGTTAAACTCATCAATCATAAAAGGCTGACCTTCTTCAACCTGTACACTTAAGAAGTACTCGTGGTAGGCAGATTGTGTTTCTCTTGCTCCAAGGTTAAGATACATATCCCAAGCCATCAAGTCTGCTCTACCATCCACAGAGACGTCCCATTCATATAACGTCACCTCATACTGTGTCTGCACAGAATACTCTGAAGAGTGGTACCCCTTAACCTGGACATTGCCCTCAGCCTTCATGTCACCGTCTTCATCCAGGGGATAGGCGGCATGTGCCATAACTGCGCCTTCAGAATCTGATCCGATGCCATATTTGTTCTGGAACGTCACCTGACCGTAAGCATCAATACCATAACTCTCAAACGGAACTGACCAATCCCATCTAAAAGCGCCCTGCTCACGCTCAATATCTGTCATGGCTTCAACGCTTATAACGGGATATTCACCCCAATCCGACCACTCGTCCGCCCAAAGTTTACATTGTGCCCCACGAGCCCAATCCCATGGCGCGTAGTAACAGTTGTGTCCCGGAGTAACCCGAGTCTTGATGACGGCAACATAAAAATCTGTACCTCTATCGATCGATGATTCGAACCAGAAGAACTCAACGATGGCATCAATAGTGTTATCGTAAATGTCCGAGTTACCGACGTAGAGCGTGTTCCCTTCGAAGAATGCGTACGGAAATCGTTCCTCACTGCCGGAGATGTCAACGCTATTTTCAAACGTTACATCCCAGTCTCCTTCGAGGATAGTCGCACCTGTGTACGAAGTTTCGCTGTCAGATAAGTCTGATGCTAGAGCATTGCCTAAGCACAGCGATAGTAAAATTGAAGGTATTGTCATCTTGTCTCCGTTATAGTTAAACTATACATTTTTTAAAACCCTCAGGTAAGATATCAGCATTTTTTGAATAAAACCTGTTCCAGTCAGCATCTAAAATATAAGTGACTGCAGTGTCATCAATGCTCCTAACTGATCTTCCTGCAGATTGCACAATTAATTTTGCAGTTTGTAGATCATACCAGCGTTTCCATTTGTTCATTCGTTTCTTTACAATTTTATCCCCGAGATATGGGTATGGCACTTTGCATATAATCTGAAATCTACTAAAGTCACCCTTCAAGTCAACACCTTCCGCCATTGAAGGTGATAGTAATACTGTATCATTTTTTGAATTCATGTGTTCATTTAGCTTTTCTTCTCTGTTTGAGCTATCATGAATAATCAGTCTTTTATTTTTAATTGAATTTTTAAGGTGATTTGCAATTTTAAATGTGTGACAATGTATGATACCCTTTTCACCCTTGTGATTATTAAGAATCTCTTTGACTGCTTTAGTTAACTTAGGCAGTGTTGTATTAATCTCTCTCATGTTCATTTTGCCAATCGGTGCAGCAATAATAGGTCGATTCTCTGGTGGGAATGGACTGGGCAAAGATATGAATGCAGCATCATTTATGTCTATCCCTAAAGAGTTACAAAATGTTTTGTGATCTAGGATTGTTGCGCTCATCATGACTACAGTGCCGCCAAGACGAAAAAGGTGTTCCTTAGCAAAACTTGAGATATCAATAGGTTTGAATACAAATTTTCTCATCGATCTATTTTGAGAAGGAACAAGCTCAAACACCCAATTACTGCTATCATAAATTTCTAGAAACTTTTTAATTTTAGAGACATGTCCTTTTAATAAGTCATACTGTCGTGAAACTTTTTCAAACTCTTTGAGGCGTGATTTTAATCCTGACTTCTCTAATGAGCTTTCGAAGAATGATAGTTTAGACTTAACTTTTGGATAGTATTCACTTTTAATCCACCCAAAAGCTTGATATTGCGTTGACACATTTCTAGGCCACGGTATGTTTAAGATTGATTTGCAAAATCTTTCTGATGCGTGTATTTCAATGAACTTGCTAAGTTCTGACTCTACATTGTGTGCTTCATCTACTATTAAGCAGTGACGCGGTATAATTTTCCCTGAAAACGTTGCTTCTGTCAAAAAATAAGGAAAGTTTGTAACTGATTCTGTTGACTCTATAAATTTCTTTTTTTCTTCTTTATACACACACGCAAAAGAACATGCTTTAAAAAATTTAGATGATTTGTCTGTTGTTCTTAACATCTGTTGTGCTTGTTGACAAGAAAGTTTTTTATGAAACTTACATGTGTAATTTGAAGACGACTTAATAGACTTCATTTGCTTGCGAGGCCCACCAAAATCTTTAACATACTGGTCTTGTAGAATTTTCTGTGTTGTTACAAAATATGTCCCTTCTGCAAATTCTTCTGTTGCTTGCTTTTTTTTGTTGATATAACGACCTACAGTTAAACCAACTGCAGATTTTCCAACACCTGTTCCCGCTTCAATGATAACAAAACGTTTGTTTTGATTGAAAACTGCATCAAGCGCAAATTTAATTGCAGCAGTTTGTTCTTGTCTTTCTTGATCGTGAGGAAACAGTGTTTGATATTTAAATGTCATTTCTTGATTAACTTAAGTTTTAAGATTGCAGGATTGCCGTCGTAATCAGAAAATTTAAACTCTTCATCATAATCGGCTTCTTTTGTAATTTCATAATATTCATCAGTCTCCTCTGTTCCGAGCTCTTTGACTGCATTTGTTTTCCAGTCTCTTCTACATGTAGTTAATAATTTTCTATATTGACCGTTCTTTTGACGTTTAAAAGAAGTAGCGATTTCTTCGTGAAAATCTGGTCCAACTGTATTAATTTGATTTCTTGCCATTCTTATTTACCTTACTATGAATTTTACTGTTTTTGTGTGATTGTTCATGTTTTTTCTGATTTATTTTTACTTTTTTTATGATGCAATCGTCATAGACAAATGTTATGTCTTTACCCGGTGAAGTATAAGGGATTCCCCATTTTTTTCTAAGAAGATCAATCTCATCTTGGTAAATTAGTGTTGCTTCCCACCCTGTGTAACCCGGCCAATCCATAGATTTTTTAAAGCCCGTAAACTTTCCAGGCGTAGGTTTTACTTCGATCCTCTTTAAAAGTTTGACATGCGTATGAGGAATAGAATCTCCTGCAACAGAAGATGCTAAAACAATATCACCTACTTTAAACTTTCGTCTTCTTTTAGTTGTAGCCGATTTCAACGATTTCTTTTTTTGAGATGAGGAAGACATGGGTAGGAGAACTCACAAGTACTTTGTCGTCATTATTAAATTCATCTATAGGTATAATTTCTGTACCCCTATGAACGCAAACCATCTGACAAGTGTCAGGGCTGAAAAACCAGCCAGGACCGCTACCACTTAAAACATAACATGGCAGGTCATCAGCAGCTAATGCTGAAATTGTATCTAGCACATCGTTTTCAATTGTATCCATCATATATAAATATTCTAAACAATTTTTTCCCGAGGGAAAATTTTTACCTTAAAGATTTTTTTAAATTGTTGTAAGTAAAATTACAAAATTAACAGTGTTTGTATCAAACTTCATACAACTTTGTTTAGGCTCAGACTGTCAGCAGACTTTGTTGCTACTACTTTATATACATCGTGCCTTGCTGTGTCTCATTTAGTTTTCACCTAATACAATAAGCGAGTCGTAAGCTACTGCGTGCTCCTTGTCACCATCAAGTATTTTAGCTATTGGATGCTTGCCAGGTAAATTATTAATTTCTACTACAACACCTACATGTCTTTCTATTTTTCCAAATCTATCTGTCAATGACATAACAAGATCACCTACACGCGCTTCTCTAACTTTAGATTGGTGAGTTTCAATACAGGGAATAGGTGTGCATCTTGAGCGAGACACACGAAAGACAACAGGGCGCATGTCTTCAGTTGCTGCAAAGATATCATGCTTACCTACTGCAAGCACTTTAGCAAGCGCATAATGTTCTTCTATTGGCATACCTTTTTTGATTGTCTCGCCTGACACGATGATTAAGTCACCCTCTTTTAAGTTTTTGTCTGACATAACATCCTACCAATATATATTAACATGACACCCGGTGATCTAGTAAGTTTGGGCAAACATGATAATGCAATAGGCATAATCATTTACAAGCACCCAACAAAAGAGGTGGTACAAATATATTGGTCTGATGTTGGTTTGACCTGGGAGTCATGTGCGAGAGTAGAGATTATTTCTTCTTTCGCTCGGAGAGAGGTGTGCCAGGATCAGAAGCTTTATGCTCATGCTCTTTAATTTTAACTGCTTCAAGTAGTTTTGCACTAATATCTCTTTCAATCTTATCACTTCTTGTCCAGTAGACATCGTAAAACCTAATATCACCTGATTCGTTAAGTGAATGCCATAGCACCTCACCAACCTCTTTTAAAGCAGAATCCTTCCGCTTAACGTGAGTCAGTCATGTGTGACCAATGATCTTCTTCTGATCCTTGTTAAGTTTGGCCTGCTTCATGCCGCTTCCGAACGGTGCCGCCTTGCTTAGCGCCTCTTTTATGATCTGTCTTAATGTGTCGTGCCCCTCAGCGAGCGTTTCTTCTTCAGATGTAAAATTGAAGTAAGCTGCAGGGTTTTCTTTAGCTTTGCGCTTATGCGCTAAAAAATCTCTGGTTCCATGAACCACCTTAGGCGAATTGCCAACAACTGCTCCATTAACAATTGTGTGCATAAGACTGTCTTTAGGATTGTACCAATAAACAGGTTCATCTGATGTTGACTCAAGTGATGCCATCTTAGCATCGTCAAATGATGTCCAGTCTCGAGTTTGCGCTTCTTCCTTAATAATCTGTCTTAATTGTTTACGCATGATTTTCATTTTAATCTCCACCGTAAGTTATCCAAAGCTCAATAGCTTCTTCATACTCTTTCAAATCTTCAGGCGATAAGCCATCTAATGCTTTATCCAAAGTCTTTTTCACTTATGCCGCCGATCACTGTTGTTCTTAACGGGTACAGGAACGGGTTTGGGTTGCAAACCAAGTTGGGCCGCAATGTCGTCAATCACGTCAACGATCTTATCCCACAAGCCCTTGATAAGTTTCACAGGTATTCTCCAATGAGGTAACCAATGAGTATTCCCTTAGCAAATGCTATCCACAGCGTCTGATAAAGAGATAAGCCAAAATAGTGAACCACCTCATTAAGCAAGTCTTTGTGAAATTGAATTAATCTTTTCATTTCCTCTCCTAGTCTACGCTGTATGGGATGTCACGATCTGCTAATAAGTCAAGGATGTCATTCATATCGTCTAAAGAGTTGACGACGATCATCTGCTTTTCACCCTTTGGATCAGTATAGCCAACAGTCTTGGGATAGTCGTCACCGTCTGAGTCAGTCGACATCCACTCTCTAGATCGCACTTCACCTCGCCGGGCCTTTGCTATTATCTGATCTTTCGTAAGACCATCTTCAAGATTCTGTCTGATCCAGCTGGGTGCTGCGATGTCGTCGAGGAGATCCACTAATTCAGCATACACCGCATCAGTCTCGTAGTGGAGAAAGTCTTGGTCATCACTGATGACTTCTTTAATGAGCTGTCTTAATTGTTTGCGTGTGACTTCATGTAAACCAGGCATTTTATAGTTGTATGCACTTTGCAACTCTTCTTGACTAAATTCTGCTTCTTTTGCATTAGGCAAGCGCTTTACCCAGGCTTTTAAATCCTGGCTATCCTTAAGAAATGCCACTACGTATCCTGTTGACAAATTATAGTAAACATAATCTGACATCTTTTTACCTAGTTTCTTAATCTTAGGTCCGATATATTCAAGATCTTGTCCTATGATTTTCTTTTCGCTTCCTTTTGGCGGCGGGGCAGATTTTTTAGGTTTTAGCTCAAAAATTACAACACCAAAGTACTTACCTTCTTTAAAGTGCACTGTAGTTTTGTAATTTTTAAAATTGTATTTTTTAGCTAGCTTAGTGAGCGCAACCTTCCCACCACCGAGTTTAGTAAGCTCGGGCTTGCTTACAACTATAAATCTACCAGTTGAAAGCTTTTCATGTGGAAAGTTTTTAACATCTTCATGTTTGATTTCACTATTCGTCTCACCAACATTTTTTTTATTACCTTCATTAACAAGTGCAACATTTTCCTTGATGATCTGTCTTAATTGCTTACGTGTGATTTTCATTTGTTTATCCTTCTAAATCATCAGCAATACTTCTTAGCTCGTCTGCGTCAAGTGCACCGTCACTATCTCTGTCGGGCCCACCCATCGAAGACACATCATCACGACTGTCATAATAGTCTCCACCATGAAGTCTCATTTCTATATCGTTAATGGCTTGGGTCACCATGTTCTGGATCGTTTCCTCAAGCTGAATCTCTGCACTACCAACTTGACGGGTCCACTGCGATTTATCTGTGTAACCTTGCTGACGCATCATTGCGGTGTCTTCATCCCAGAGAGACTCCATAGCTTCACCAAATTTGTCAGCTACTTCTCCTGCTAAATCCCCGATCAGCCGCTCCATGTCTGACATATCAGCAATGGATTCGTTAACTGTGTTGCTTAACTCTTCCTTGATAATCTTTCTTAATTGTCTGCGTGTTATTTTCATTTTGTTCCCTTCTGCAAGGCCTGTTGTATCTACAACATCACCCGACTTGTGTGTTTTAATGTCAGCATCTTGTGCCAGTGCCTCAAAGTCTTCGTCACCCATTTTGACACCTGCAGCATTTTGTGCAGTTTCTTTGGCTTCTTCAGAACCCATGGCGCCACCTTCATCTTCAAGCCTCTGTTTTAATGCAGCGATTGCTTTTTCTCTACTGTCATCGCTTAGCTCAATTGCTTCACGTAGAAACTTCATTAGTCGGGTATGTGTGATTCTCATTTAGCGTTCTCCGCGCGGTACATTATAAATATGACCTACGTTGGCTATTTGTACTCTTCAGCATAACCTTCTTTTAACAGCCAGTCATTGACACATTCATCATCTATCCAGAGTTCTCCAAGCCACCTACCGTATTTGCCTTTTTTATCTTGCTGTGTCTTTAATTTTATCCACTTATTGCATATTTTTTCACGAAGGGCGTCTCTAGACTTGAGACCCAATTCTCTTTCTTCGCCTCGCACTTCGGGTGCATTAATTCTAAGCAATCGTATTTTTTGCTTGTGAATGATTATATCAAACCCAAGATCGATATCGACTGTGACAGTGTCACCATCGTAAACTTTTCTTACGTAAGCTCGATACTCATACACTGGTTACTTCTTTTTACGCGTTTTTTTCGACTTCTTTTTGCGAGTCGACTTTTTCTTTTTAGGTTGAGTAGGTTCAGCATCAATGATATTCGTATCAAGCCAGTCTTCAATTTCTTCTTCTATGTCATCTATGTCTGTGCTTGGCCAGTAAGTTTTGAGATTGTCTGATAAGAAATTTCTAAAACGGCTGTGATTGTTCAATGAATCTGGGTCTTTATCTTTTTTTCTCAAGTAAGCACGAGCATATTTGTGTGCACCAGATGATGTAATTCCTTGTACAGCTTCTTTTTTAGATTTGTCTTTCTTTTTTACTGTGTTGTCAGAAGTGGGTGATGACACTCTACTAAAACTTAGATCAGTAATTGCTTCATGCACTTTAAGAATCTCTTCTTTTATAATGCATCGTAATTTTGAACGAGATGTTTTCATTGTTAAACCTTTTCGACACTTATAACTATTATTTCTGTGTTTAGTTTTATTATACTTTTAATTTGCACAAGACTTCTATTAGATCTTTGTCTTTTCTTAGCACATGTAAAGATTCTGTTTCTGCACACCACATCATATCAAATGATGGGTTGTTATCTTCTGCAGATTCAACAAGGACACCATGGTACCATGAGTCAACTATATTTTTATTTTCATAATATTTTACTCTAATCAGGTCGCCGATCTTCATCAATCACCTCTAAATCAATTTCATCAAACCAGTATCTTTCATTGTCAATCATGACTTCATACCAAGTATAACCTGTATTCATGTCCATAGAATCTAGAACTAGTCCAATTCGATCGATGAAGGTCTTTTCTTTTGTTTTAATTCTAACAAGCTTACCGTACTTCACTTAACTTCTCTAAATCTTCCCAGTCGCATGTGATAATATCATTACACATTAGTACATTACATATTTTTTGTTTATTGTTTGTACTAATCACTATTCCCACAGACTTATCTGGGTGTATTGTATTTGTTTGAAATCTTACTAACATATTAATATTCACTGATTATCTCGAAGTATTTGGGTGCACACCAACTACTAAATCTACTACCTGTAGTAGAAATCACCTGAGCTTGGATTGGGACTACTTCACCCACCCACATAACCCTAACTCTTTTGTGAAAGTCAGAGTTCTCAGACTGTACTGCCACAACTAGGGCAAGTGGATCAGATCCTATACTTTTACTCCATCCACGATATCTAACTAGATCACCTATTTTCATCTATACAATTATAATGAAAACAATAAATATTTACATTAGAATGAAATAGACTCACCACAACCACAAGCTCTTTTTGCATTGGGATTGTTTAATATGATACCTGATCTCATCATTGATTCTTCATAGTCTATTTCAACACCGTTCAAGAACAGGTACGATTTTATATCTACACATATTTTGACTTTGCCAAAATCAAAAACTTTGTCTTTTTTTGCGGGTGAGTCTACAAAATCATAGTGATAAGTAAAGCCTGAACAACCTCCGCCCTTGATTGCCACCCTAAGAAAAGCAGAAGGTGTTTGACGCTTTTTTAGAATTACTTCTATTTTATTTTTAGCTGCGTCTGTTATTGTAATTGCCATGATCTATAAATATACAAAGCGTGTAAGCATGTTTGCATTAAAATACAAAATTAGAGTGATAATTATTGATATGCTTTAACCACTCTTTGGGTATTAAAATGGAAATTGATAGAGAAAAACTTAATCAAATCATTCAAGAAGAAGAATTGCGACTCGTTGTTAGAGACGCGTTGAATGAGAATATGGCACAAGTGGGCAAGCAAGTCCTAGTTGACACAGGTATCAATGTTTTAACGAATATGATGTCATCACAAGACGGTCGACAAAAACTTGCTTCTATTCTTACCGCACTTCCTGATTTTTTTAAGAAAACAGTCTGCCAAATAGACCCAAAAGAAACAGGGTCCGATAGCAACATAGGCATGCTTAGCAAGGCATGCGGAGTACTCGCTACCGTTGCAGGCGCACCACTCTATGGAGCAGCCAAACTTTTACCTGTACTAAGTGATGATGAAGCTACTGCTGTTGTTAATGCTGCGAAAAAGATTCCGTCTGCTAGAAGCGCTGCTGCTCAAGGTCAAGATGGTGTAACACCTGTTGGAGCTGAGTCAGGACCTGACGCAGAAGTTGATATAGAAATAGAACCTGAAGAACGTGTCGCAGAAGTAACACGCCCGTTGCCCGTTTATGAAGATGACGTTGACGATGAAATATTGTCGTATTTTGAAGAAGCTGACATCGAAGAGACACACTGCGACAGCCACGAAGAAGAAGATAAAAAAGAACTTAAAGAAGTAAGAGAAATGACCTCAAGAATCGAAGCAAGAAACGAACGCTTTAGAAAGCTTGCAGGCTTCTAGCCTATGAAATTTCCCATCTTTATTGAAAACTCTAAGGTGCCGGTTTGGCTTTCAAAGATAGTCCCGATTGATGTTTATGCGTTGTCTTTCAGTGTGTTTGTTTGGTGTCGCGGCTTGATGAGCGAACGTACCAAAAATCATGAGACAATTCACTATAGGCAACAATTAGAAATGCTTTTCGTATTCCAGTGGGTTCTTTATGGGTTGTTCCACATTGTGGGACTGGTTAGATATAGAAATGGCCAAGACGCTTACTACGAGAATCCGTTCGAGCGAGAAGCTTACAACAATGACACTAACCTTGACTACTTAGATAGTCGTAAACCGTACGCGTGGATTAAGTACGTGTGCTTATAGAAAGAGTTTGCGCATCTTTTCAAATTCTCTTTCAGTGCAGTTAAGCACAACATTACCGTTTTTCAGAAGCCTTACAAACGTGTGACCAGCAAGCGATGACTTTTCTATAGAGAATGTGTGCTGCTTTCTATAACCCTTGACCTTTACTTCTTTAATCTTTTCTATCATGTTTATATCTTAACATGTTTCCTTGTAAGGTACACGAGACACAAACGTCATACAGGTAAGTAGACATCAACAGCAATTCCTTCTACTTTACGATCGCCTGAAACATTAATACCTTCTGCTATTTTACTCCAAGATGCACCATTATCTGTGCTCTTGCAAATATCTCCACCATCTGGTCCTGTTGATCCACCGTCACTTCCTGTCCACCAATTTCCGTCCCCATCTGTGCAAATGCAATTTAAGTTACCCTCATCAGGCAGGTCTTGCCGAGTCCCTTGAATTGTTATTGTTTTACCGTTAACATCTGCTGCAAGCGATCGTCCTGTGTCTATCACGACAACTCGTCCGTCGCCACCTGCCATCCGCTTTGTTTTATTACCGTTGAGACCGTTTCCGTTTGAGTCTTGAAGTTGTGTCTTGTCGCTAAAGTCTGTTGTGTCTGATGAAGCTGCAGATCGAAGGTGCGGGTTTCCTCCGTGCTTAACAAGTGCTACAAGTGTGTTATTAGTGTAAACAAGGTCATATATTGTCTCACCACTAAATGTTGCATGGAGCGACCAAGAAGAAGCATTGTCACTAGAATAGTACAGCTTTCCTGCAATTCCAAACCACCACTTACCTGCACCATCACTCGTAAGTGCGTAGATACCGCTTGAGTAAACACTACCGATATCAGTTGCGCCGCTAATGTCTACGGCAGACCATGTTGAACCGTCTGTTGATCTGTAGATGTATTTATTTGAAGAAGTTAATAGACCTGCGCTAACCCACACATCATTTCCCCATACAACGGTTTTCTGTTTTAGATTGCCAGGAATTGAACTACCGAGATTAATTTCACCCCACCTTACACCGTCAGTAATGTCCCCGTCGTCGTCATAGAGAATCTCTGGATTGTTCTTTGCTGCAACTGTCACCCAAAACGGATCACCGCTACCGTCTTTTCCGTAAGCAATGTCTACCATATCCCACGTATCACCAGTGGCGCCGGCTTTGTAAGTATTGGTCTCCCAGACTGAAGCATCTCCGTCATCAACAATATCAACCCAAGAGACATATGCGTCATCCATTGCGGCTGCTAATCGTGAAGCGCCTGCCGCTGCAACAGAAACATCTTGCCCACCCATCTTTGAAAACTGTGATGTTGTTTTGCCTGATACTTTTGCTATGCTCGACACAGCAATGCTATTAATTTTATCAATACCCATCTATGATAATTCCAGTGTAGTCGATTCTGGGTTAAAATATATAACATTTGCCGTATTTGTGCAGTACCCGACACACCTTACTATGTCTGATGCCCCAGAAGGCGCTGTTGTATCCATGGAAGCTGCAGTTGTGGAAAGGTATACAGGTAGCCCTGATACAAAGTTAGAAAGGTATGTAGTGGCATCAAAGAAGCCGCGCAATAGAACACCATCTGAAGGAGCGGCACCGAGTGCAATACCCAGCAAACCATCACTCGTAGTGATTGAATCTGCGTCTGTCTCTGTCCAAGCACCGCTGCTATTGAGAAAGTATAATTTACCTGCTGTTAAGTTTCCTGTACCAAAAGTTACCACTTCTCCACCTCCCGTGTCGTTGGATAGCGAAGTAGGATTGTGATGTACATCTAATATAGTTTTAGGCGATCCCGTGCCTACACCTACCATATTTGTAGATTCGTCTACAACAAGTGTCATACCGTCAACGTCGAGACCGCCGCTAACAATTAAGTCTCCTCCAAACACTGCAACACCTCTTGTTGCTGTGCCTTTTGATCCTATTGACCCAGACACCCAGAAGTTGTTATCATCACCATAGTTTGTCTCACCAATGCGTACAATATCATTTGATGAATGTCCAGCATAAAATTTAAGTAGTTCATCATTAAGAAGTATTTTAGTAGTGTTGTCACTATCTGAGTATCTTCTTATTTTGTCTGCGTATAGTCCTCCCGTATCTACTACATATAAATTACCAGATACAGCTGTGTCTCCTCCAAAGACAGCAGTGCCTGCCGTTGCAGTGCCTTTTGAATTTGTTGATCCAGACACAAAGAAGTTTACATCAAGCCCGTCGCCCCCAGTGACACCACTTCCTGAAAGAACAAAGACCTTTTCGCTGCTTCCGTCAACAAATAGGGCATGCGTCTTGTTATCAGATTCTACTCGGAAGTCAACCAAAGACTCTGCACTCTGGTTGACGACGACTTCGGCAACTGCACCATCCAATCGCAAACCTTCCCTGACTACTCCCTGATCGTTGACTTTGAAAACAATATGCTTATTCATTGTCTTGTTTTCAATCAAAATATTGTCCGAAGAGTTCACACCAATAACAGCTCTATCAGCCCCACTTTCATTAAAAACAATTGTCGGCTCTGTTCCATCGACTTTAATATTGCCCCAGACATGCAATGCTTCATCGGGTGTGCCTACTCCATTAATGCCTAGTCTGTTTGTGGATGCATCAAACTTCATGCCGGGGTTGCCTGCACCGGAACCATTACCCTTAACAACCAAATCAATATTGTTACTTCCATCATTAATAGTGACTTCGTGAGGGGCAGAGTCCTTTTGCTCCGCAGTAACCATCGCTATGTTGCCGGCTTTAAGGATTATCTTATCATCAGCAAAATTGATGAGTGTATCTTCATCACCGTCATGCTTAATGTATTGTTTAACCAGTATCGCATCACTTGCTATTTTCAGCTCTTCGCTCCCCCCAGCGGCAAACGTTATGTTATCATTTGAAGGAAATTGCAAGTAAGTGTTTGGATCACCCCTGTGAACTAGTTTTTCTCCTACAGCTATTTCATCATCGACAGAAAGTGTAGAACCAGGTGTATCAACACCTATCCCAACTCTTCCATCACCTCGTACTTTAAATACAGTTGTTGAACCAGCTTCTAGGTCAAGAATATTTGTCCCTGTGCCTGTTCCGTCCGTTGTCACTTTCAAACCATGACCTGCAGAACCTGCATCGTTATCAATTACAGCTGCATAAACGCTTGATGCATCCTGATACACCTGTAGTGCGGACACATCTGACCCTGTAATGACTATCCCTTCATTAAATCTAGGGGTTCCTGCTCCAAAGTTTTTAATAGGCATAAGCCCTCCATGAGTAAATATCGATGGCCTTGCTGCTTAGTCAACCTTATTGACGGACCCGTCCCTGTTCTTCGGCGTAATGGGCTGAGTCTTGGCCGGAGTTTTGTAATTTTTAAATTGCATGGCAACAATGTATTGAACACCGTTGTCGCTTAAAGGGTAGAACTGAACGTTTCCCCATTCACTTTTAATCTTGCTTTGCTGCTTTTTTGTAAGGATTCCGTCTTTTCGTTTTGTAATCCCTGCTTGTTTTTTGTATTTTTTCCAGTCTTCTTTTGTCCTGAAGTACGTTATCCACTTCCCTGTGGGCACGGGTCTCTCTTTGTTTGGATCACCATGCCAACAGTGCACTCTCTTTGTTATTGTGCTTAGTGCATGTTGCATACCGCCGTCCATCTTGTCATAGACATCTTTAATTGTAGTCCCGCTTTTGTTTTTTAACATATTCATATTAACCCCCCAGAGAGTGTTTCCGTTATCAGCCCATTGAGGCGGACAGGCCTTC